ATTAAACTTACTAGCAAAATCTTGTGGGGATTTATTACCTTTAGATAAATTACACTTTGGACACAACAATTGAATGTTGCTAATATCATTAGAGCCACCCTTACTTAATGGCTCTATATGGTCAATATGATAATTATTCTTATTTGAACTTAATAAATTACTTTTACAATATGGGCACACTCCTGATTGAAGCTCAATTAACTTAATAATATCCGCTCCTGAATAGCTGCCTCCACTAGACTTTTTTACCGCCCTACGAAACTGAGAGTGAGCTCTTTTAACAGCTACTCCGTTTGGAGATTCACGCCATTTTTTAGTTCGAGTTGCAATAATCTCTTTATTTTTATTTCTATATTGTTTAAAATATTCAATTAAAGATTCCACATTGTTTTGACGGTATTGTTTCTTTTTCTGAGCTATGGATTCAGAATTATCACTGCGATACTGTCGCTTCTGGCATTTAATCTTCTCTTTATTTAGCTCACGATATTGTTTGTTTCTGTTTAAAACTTTTGTTTTATTTACTTGATACAGATTTTTTGTACACTCAATACATTTTGACCTAACCCCATATTTACCTTTTAACTCTTTATGAAATTCATTTAAAGTCTTCTCACTTTGACACTCTGTACATATTTTTACTTGACTCATTTATAGCTCCTCAGCTACCCTACTTATTAATTGTGGCAGGTGAGTAGGTAATTCACTTTTTGACCGCTAAATCTAGCCACAAGGACATTATAACATAAAATATTACAATCATGAGGCACTTGTTTTAATAAAGTACAACTAAAATCTATTTTTTGCAAAAATACTTGACAGCATAAGTTTTTTATGCTAATATTCGTCCTTAGCAATAAAGCTATTTTTAGAAAGATTTATTATGTTACGAATTACTAATACTAAATTTAACAACCAGGAAGTCAATGCAGTGTCAGCTAGAGAGTTACACGCTGGGTTAGAATTAAAAACACAATTCACTGACTGGGTAAAACAGTTTCTTGATGACTTTATACAAGGTACTGATTTTATTATTGATACAGTTACAACTGTAGATGTCCAAACTGACGGGCATAGAGTTACTCGTAACTTAGTTAATTACCTATTTAGCCTTGACATGGCTAAACAAGTGGCTATGCTAACTAGGACGGCAAAAGGTAAAGAAGTTAGATTATACTTCATCGAATGCGAAAAGCAACTGAAAGATTTAAAACCAGCATTATCTAATTTATCTCCACAGCTACAATTTTTGATTAAGCTAGAACAAGAACAAAACGAGATTAAAGCAACGTTAGACTTTCAAGCAGAACAACTAAAATCAGTTGAACACAAACTTAGCCAAACAGATTGCAGCAACAATTACTACGCTATTACAGGATTTGCCAATTTGCATGGAATTAATGTTGATGACAAGACCGCAAACAAAGCAGGGCGCAAAGCATCTAAATTGTGTCGTGAGCGTGGTATCAAGATTGGTGACTGTGGAAGTACAAAGTTTGGTAAAATCGGTGCATATCCTGAAGAAATACTGCATGAAGTATTTGACATATTAGATATTTAGACGTATAATACTGTCAGAGTAACCCTGCACTCGATATTAATTTAGAGCAAAACGTGGGGTCTTTAAATGACCACTAGCTCAATGGCGGAGCAATCGACTGTTAATCGATAGGTTTCACGTTCAAGTCGTGAGTGGTCAGCCCTCTATAACATTATACATCGAAGGATAGTAAATGAAGAGACGTCAACAGCTTGGAATGAATCCAAGTACAGCAAGAGGTAGATTAGTTAAAGACATTTTATGGAAATTAATAGTACAAACCAAACAAGATGTTTGTTGTAAATGTAATCATCCAATGGATAGAAACACATTCTCAATAGAACACATCAAACCTTGGTTGGACTCTGAAAATCCACTAGAAACATTCTTTGATTTAGAAAATATATCATTTAGTCATTTATCATGTAATTGTAAAGATTCACGTGGTAAAACTGGGACTTCCAAATATCCAAATAAAGAAGCAAAACTAAAAACAAAAAGAGAAACTGCCAAAGAAAACTATACGTCTGAAAAACGTAGAGAAAAATACTTAAAAACTGGTCACTAGTGAGTGGTCAGCCAAATGCGGGGTGGATAGTATAACGGTAGTGCAACGGACTCCAAACCCGTTAGTTGAGGTTCGACTCCTTGTCCACTCGCCAGTAGTTCTTTTTAAAATTAAAACAATGCGAGGTGGAGCAGTAGTAGCTCGTCTGGCTCATAACTAGAAGGTCGTTGGTGCAAATCCAACCCCTGCCGTCAAATGCGATGTAGCTTAATGGTTATAGCAATGAACTCATAATTCAGAGGTTACTAGTTCGAGTCTAGTCGTCGCAACCAAGATTTTTAACATCTAGCGAGATGTAAACTCGCACAATGGTAAGTGATAACATGCTTCATAAGCTGTAAAATATGGTTTGAATCCATACCTTACCACCAATGTGTAATGTAGCTCGGCAGGAGAGCAGCGAATGTAAAAAAATTCGAAGGTCACCGGTGCAAATCCGTGTCGTTACACACTCAATGATACGCGAAAGCTGCTTTACCAGTTAGTAGCTTATCTCCCAAATAAGGTAAGTAAAATGCAAAAACATACCAAGAATTATTTGAAACGGCTTAATCTAACTGAAACTGATGAGATATTTTGCGCTCAGTGCGGTGTTTTAGCTGTAGATTTACATCATATCCAATTTAAAAGCCAAGGCGGTAGCGATGAACCCGAGAACATTATTGCTCTTTGCCGACTTCACCATCTAGCTGCTCATCAATTCAACACACAAGAACACAGAGATTTATTAACTACGCTACAAGCTAAAATTTTAGGGATATAGCCATGAATTTAACACAATTGGATTTAATACTTGGGGATGATAATCTAAAACAAGATTTACTAACATTAATCGCTCGTAAAATCCAAATAGAGCAACATTTAGCAAGCTATGATGAAGAGCTAGAGGATATTAGTATCAATGCTAAGAAGATTGGTTTGAAGCCCACAGAGTTCAACAAGATTGTGAAGTGCATAATTAACTCGGAAGCAACTCTCAACGAATTGGCCGCTTTAGAGCGTATTAATGATCATTTGATAAGCGTATAGTATGGCACGTAAAACAATTAAATCAGCGGCATTATGTGAGCGCATTTTAGACGCTATTGCAGAGGGTAAAAGCTTGCGTGAGAGTTGCGACAAAGAGAATTTAGCGCCAGGGAACTGGATTAACTGGATTAATAGCGATAAACAATTATTTGAACAATACGCGCACGCGCGAGAAGTTAGAGCCGAATTGCTATTCGACGAAATGCTCGATATAGCTGACGAGACGAGTAGTGATACTATTATTGACGATAATGGGAATGAAAAAGCAAACAGCGAATGGATTGCACGCAGTAGATTACGGGTTGATACTCGTAAGTGGGCACTATCTAAAATGTTACCGAAAAAATACGGCGATAAACTTGAAGTTGATAACAAAGGCGAGGTTGGTTTAACTGTTAGCATTATTAATTATTCTGATCAAGATAAAACTAAATGAACATTACCCTGCCAAATAATTGGTCACCAAGACCATATCAATTACCTGTAATGCAAGCGTTTGATAACCATATCAAGCGTTTTGTACTACGTTGGCATAGACGAGCTGGCAAAGATGATATTTGCTTGCATATTGCAGCACGTGAAGCATTTAGACGGGTTGGTAGCTATTGGCATATGTTACCAGCATACAGTCAAGCACGCAAGGCTATCTGGCTTGCTGTTAATCCACACACTGGTAAACGCCGCATAGATGAAGCATTCCCGCATGAATTACGCAAGCGCACGAACGACCAAGAGATGTTTATTGAGTTTGTGAATGGTTCAACATGGCAAGTGCTTGGTTCTGATCGTTACGACACTCTAGTTGGGGCTAGTCCAGCTGGTATTGTATTTTCTGAGTATGCTATCGCAAATCCTAACTCATGGGATTATCTACGACCAATGCTGGCAGAAAATGGCGGCTGGGCTTTCTTTATCTCAACTGTTCGGGGTTATAACCATTTCTGGGGCATGGGTGAATTCGCTCAAAAGAATGAGGATTGGTACTTTCAACAAGTAGATGCCGATAGTTCTGGAGTCTTTACCCCTGAAAGATTAGCAAGCGAATTGGCTGAAATTATTGATAGACTGGGTGATGATGAAGGATTGGCTAAGTATCGCCAAGAATATTTCAATGATCCCAACGCAGCAGTACCAGGCGCATATTATGCTAAATTACTTACACGGGCTAAAGAAGAGAACCGCATCATCAACGTACCATATGAGCCAAGTATCCCAGTGACAACTGCATGGGATTTAGGTATTGGCGACTCAACCGCAATATGGTTTGCTCAGTGTGTTGGTAAAGAAATTCGCATTATTGATTACTATGAAAATAGCGGAGTTGGATTAGATCACTATATCAAAGTGTTAAATAGTAAGCCATATGTATATCATGAAAGCCTATTGCCGCACGATGCTAACGTGTCAGAGCTGGGAACTGGCAAGCGTAGGATTGATACCCTGCGAGAGCTTGGATTAACAAAACCCGTGTACTACCTGCTTTATCGGTTGATGATGGTATTAATGCCGTGCGTTTATTGCTGCCTAAATGCTGGTTCGATAAAGAAAAGACGGCAAAAGGAGTTAACTGCTTGATTAATTATCAGCGTGAGTACGATGAGAAGCTGCAAACATTTAAAGATAGACCATTACACGATTGGTCAAGTCATGGCTCAGATGCGTTTAGATATTTAGCGATGGGATTAAAACCACCACGTGAAGCACGTCGTCCATCATTCGCGAATACAGATTATAATTTATAGTTGCACACTATCAAATACCATGCTATAATAGCTTAAATTAATAAACATCATTACGTTGTGAAACGGAAGGATAACCTACAATGGGATTTTTAGCTCCATCAATTCCGAGCCAACCAGCTCCGCCACCGCCACCACCTGCTCAGCCCGATATTAAGCAGATTCAATCAGATACAATGCGAGATGAAGCACTGTATCGTAAACCAAAAGGCAAAGCAAACAATCTATTAAGCGGTTCACTTGGTGACACTAGCACACCAACAACTGGCACTAAATCACTGTTAGGTCAGTAGCATGTATCAAGACGAAACAGCTACTAAGATCATCAAGCGCCAAAGCATACTAGAGAGTAACCGCAGCACATGGGAGAACCACTGGTTTGAGATTGATGAGCTTGTTGCACCATCGCCGAACTACTTTCATGGCAATAATCCAACTCCTGGACGTAAGAACAACGACAAGATATTTGATGTTACTGCAACTGGTGCGCTTAATCGCTTTATCGCTGCAATGTCATCAACACTAACACCCCGTGTTCAACGCTGGCATACTCTATCTAATCCACAGCTTAAAGACAATCATAATGCACAACTATACTTAGAGCAAGTATGTGATATTCTTTTTTCAATTCGCTACAATCCAAAAAGTAATTTTGCTAGTCAGATAGATGAGTGCTATAGATCTCTTGGTAAATTTGGTACTGCTTGTTTGTTAGTTGATGATGAGCTGGGGCAAGGTATTAGATACAAAGCCATACATTTGTCAGAAGTATTTATATCTGAGAATGCAAGCGGAATTGTTGACACTGTTTACCGTAAATTCAAATATACAGCACGTCAAGCGCAAGAAGCTTGGGGCGAAGAGAACCTACCAGATAAAATTAATCAATGTGCTAAAGATAATCCAGACGAAGAATTTTGGTTTATCCATGCAGTATCTCCAAATACAGATGAGCAAGACATGCGTTACTTTGCTTTTAAGTCCTACTATGTTGCAGCTGACGCTAAGAAGATAGTGTCCGAGGGGGGGTACCGCAAAATGCCCTATATCGTATCTCGTTATATAACTGAGGGCAATGAGGTATATGGACGCAGCCCTGCAATGGATGTATTGCCAGAGATTAAAACACTCAACAGAGCACGCAGAGCCGTACTTAAACAAACAGAGAAATCAGTTGACCCAGTTCTATTAGCGACTGACGATGCTGCAATCAATGGCTTATCATTGCAAGCAGGGGCTATTAACTATGGCGGGGTTGATGAGCAAGGCAGACAGTTAGTTGTTCCTTTACAAACTAATGCGCGGATTGATGTTGGTATAGATCAAATCAACCAGATGCGTCAAGCAATCAATGAAGCGTTCCTAGTAACACTATTTCAAGTCTTAGTTCAAGATAGACCGCAACAAACAGCCACAGAGGTAGAGTATAGACAACAAGAAAAAGGCGAGATGTTAGCTCCAACTATGGGACGTCAACAATCTGAGCTATTATCTCCGATGATTGATCGTGAGTTAGATATTCTTTCAATGGCTGGTATATTGCCACCTATGCCACAAGAGCTATTACAGCTTGGAGGTGAGTTTGAAATCACATTCGAAGCCCCACTCAATAAGATTATGCGCAGTAATGAGGCGATTGCTATTCTTAACACATTACAGACTGCCGCTGGTATGGCTCAATTTGACCCGTCTATATTACAGATGTTTGATATTGAAGAAGCTATGCGTATTCTGGCTGATATTCGTGGTGTACCAGCCAAGGTTATGCACAGTAAAGAAGAAGTGGCAGCAATGAAACAACAACAGGCACAACAAGCGCAGATGCAGCAATTATTACAAGCTGCCCCAGTGGTAGCTAGTTCCGCTAAAGATATGGCACAAGCTCAGCAATATGCAAGCTCTGCTAGTCCTGCACCCAACATGGGAGTTAGTCAATAATGTGGCAATCAGTAAAAGATAAAGCTGGATTAGTGGTTGAGCGTATATTGCGCCGTAAACTAGCATACATGGATGTATTTACTACTACAGCGGGTAGATTGGTGCTCAAAGATTTAAGTAAGTTTTGCAATGCGTTTACATCAAGCGCTAAAGTAAATAATGCTACGGGCAATATAGACCCATTACAGATGGCATATGAAGAGGGCAAACGTTCAGTACTCAATCGAATTAAGCATTATGTTAATTTAGACGATGAACAGATTTACAAGTATTACAAAGAGCAAGATTAATTAACTTAGAGAGGGTTTAAAATGGAAGAAACTAATAACACAACACCGATTGAAGCTACTGCAGCACCAATTATTGCACCAGAAACAGCACAACAACCAACTGGTCAGTGGTTCGATTCTATCAAAGACGACGGCATGCGTGGCTATGTTGAAGCTAAAGGTTATAAAGGCGTTGAAGACATTATCACACAGCAACAGAACTACGAGAAGTTAATCAGCGCTGAAAAGGCTGGCAATACTTTGATTATGCCTGGTGCTGATGCTACACCTGAACAGATGTCTGAATTCTATAATAAACTAGGGCGACCTGCTAAAGCTGAAGAGTATGGCTTAGATAAAATGGAGGGCTCTAATCCTGAATTCTCGGCACAGGTACAAACTTGGATGCATGAGCTAGGATTAAACAAAACACAAGCTACCGCCTTGGCGGAGAAATATAACGGTTACGCAGCTAGTCAAGTAGCTACTATGCAGCAACACGCTGATGTTGAGCGTCAGAATGCAGAGCAATCACTTAAGCAAGAGTGGGCGCAGAATTATGACCGTAACATTGAGTTATCACGTCGTGCAGCTCGTGCAGCTGGTATTGATGATGCAAAAGCAGGAACATTAGAGCGTGCTTTTGCTACTAATCCAGAACTAGTTGCGATGGGTGGCGTTGGGTTCTTAGCTAAGATGTTTAATACCTTTGGCAGCGGTTTATCTGAGCATAGAATTGAGGGCACAGGTGCAAATGCCAGTCCGTTCGGTATGTCTCTCGAGGGCGCACAAGCTGAACTCAAGGGGATTATGCAAGATGCAACTAAGCGTGAAAAATATCTTGCTGGTGACGCGCAAACTCGTGAACGTGTATTAACGCTTAACCGAGTAATTGCGGGTAATAAATAATGACTGATGAACAAAAACTAAAACTTGAATTATTACAATTAACACACAACGCGGGAAGAAGTCCAGAAGAGGCAATCGCATATGTTAACGCATACTACGATTACGTAATGGCAAGATCATCGGCAAGCGTTGTTAATCCTAAGCCGATGGGCAAAACCAAGTGACTTTTTAACCATAAGGAGGTAATATGTCACAATATGATATTAATTTAGCAGTACAGCAATATACTACTAACGTACAATTGCTGGTACAACAAAAGGGTAGCCGTTTGCGTAATGCAGTGATGGTTGGTCAACACTACGGCAAACAAGCCGTTGCGGTTGACCAATACGCAGCCGTAAATGCGTCTAAACGTACTGGTCGCTATCAACCACTAGTACCGTACGATGTTCAGAATGATCGCCGTTGGGTAAGTCCAGTAGATTACGATTGGAATGATCTTGTTGATAATTTCGATAAGTTGCGTTTATTGAATGACCCGATGAGCTCTTACGTGCAATCTGGCGCAAATGCTTTATTGCGTGCAATGGATGATGAGATTATCGCTTCATTCTTCGGAACTGCAAAAACTGGTGAAACTGGTTCTAATAGCACATCATTTTTATCTGGAAATCAAGTTGCGGTTGGGTTCGGCGCTGCTGCTGCTTCAGGTCTTAGCGTGGCAAAACTTATTGAAGCGCGTCGTTTGTTGATGTCGCATGAGGTTGATATTGATGCAGACCCATTGTTCTGTGTTATCTCAGCTAAACAGCACGCTAATTTACTGAATGAAATCCAAGTTGTTAACACTGATTATAATAGCTCAGCCGTGTTAGTAAATGGTAAAGTGGATTCATTCTTGGGTATTAACTTTATCCATTCTGAGCGCTTACCAACTAATACATCAACTTATCGTCGTGTGCCTGTATTCGCTAAATCAGGTATGCACTTAGGTATTTGGAATGACATCATGACCGATATTAGCCAACGTAAAGACTTATCCTCTTTACCATGGCAAGTATTATGTCAAGGTACTTTCGGCGCTACACGTCTGGAAGAAAAGAAAATCATTGAATTGCCTTGTGCAGAATAATAAGGATTAGAAAATGGCTGTTGTAAATACAAAATCAAACGGTATCACTAACGCTGATGCTACTCCAATGGTGCGTAGCGCTCGCGCTTTAGTTGGTGCTCCTTTATTGTCAATGGTGGCTACACTTGCGGTGGCTGCTGGTGATGACGATACTAGCGTATATCGTTTTTGCCGCTTACCAAGTAATGCTGTAATTATGAAAATTGACTTGCTTAATGATGCAATCACTGATGGGACTGTGTACGATGTGGGTCTATATCAAACGGCTGCAAATGGTGGCGCTGTTGCGTCTGTCAATTGCTTTGCCAATGATGTGGATTTATCTAGTGCGCGTGTTGCTCCATTGGATGTATTGCATCAAGCATTAGACATCAATAAAGCTGAAAAACGCTTATGGGAAGTTCTAGCGTTACCTGTTGATTCTGGTCGTGAATACGATTTGTGTTTAACAGGTGCTACCGTTGGAACTGCTGCTGGTGATATTACTCTTAAAGTATATTACACCGTATAACGTCTCTCTAGCCCTGCGATAGTATCAATGGGCTATTTCAAAGGATTAAATCATGGCAACTCGTTTATATAGTGCTGAAGTAGGAGCTAAATTGGTAGATATTACACAGGCTTCAGGAAGCGCAACTACTGCAGGAATGGAGCTAACTATTGACTTAGCTAAGTTTACTAGTAAAAAAGCGGTGATATTAGCACTTGAACAATTAACAGCGTATATAACTAAGAATAATTGGGCTCCAGCTTAAGGATTAAATTATGTCCTCACAGATTGAAATTGCTAACAATGCTTTAACATTACTCGGTGCTGCTCGTATTATCTCACTTGGTGATGATGTAAAAACAGCTCGGTCTATTACGGCAATGTGGAATATAACGCTTGATGCTGAATTACGTGCTCACAATTGGCGCTTTGCTATTGCAAGAGCTGCATTACCTGCATTGGTTGATGTTCCTACATGGGGTTATGATCTACAATATCAGCTACCAAGTGACTTTCTACGGATGGTGCAAGTTGATGAGTATCTAACTAATGTAAATGCTGGATATTATATCAGTGGTGATACGTCACCATTTAGCATTGAGTCAGGGAAGATTTTAACTAACATTGCAGCACCGCTTAAGATTAAATACATTCGGCAGATAACTGATACAACAGAGTTTGATTCTACATTTACTGAGGTTTTTGCGATTAAATTAGCAATTAAGATTTGTGAGGATATAACTAACTCATCTACTCAGCGTCAAATGCTGTGGGATGAATATAAAATAGCTATGAAAATGGCGCTTAAATCTAATGCTATTGAAACAGCACCTAGCGCTAATGCGGATGGTGACTGGATGGTTGCGAGATTGTAATGGCAAAAGTATCACTAAATAAAACCTCATTTAACGCTGGTGAGTTATCTCCTCGTGTAGATGGGCGTGTTGATCTTGCTAAATATGCGTCTGGCTGTAAACAAGTTCAAAACTTTATCCCATTGGTGCAAGGTGCGTTACAACGACGCCCGGGCACTAGGTTTGTTAGCGAAGTCAAGAACTCAGCAAATACCACATGGTTAGCTAAATTTGAGTTTAATTTTCAACAATCTTTTATTCTGGAATTTGGTGTTAACTATATAAGATTCTATTCTAATCATGCTCAATTAGTTACTGGAACGGTGACAGCGTGGAATGCAGCGACTGCCTACACTATCGGGGATATAGCTTCAACAGCTGGAGTTAACTATTACTGCATACTTGCGCATACTAATCATGCTCAACCTAATGCTGCTTACTGGTATCCATTAACTGATGATATTTATGAAGTACCAACTCCGTACACCGCAACAGAATTGACAACGTCAGAAAATGGCTTTGGTTTATCTTTGGTTCAATCTGGTGATGTAATTTATATTTGCCATCGTAATATTGCTCCGCAGAAACTAAGCCGCATAAGCAATAATAAGTGGTCATTAGCTGCTGTAGAATTTGCCCCACCACCGTTTGAGCGCGTCAATGCGGATAATACGATTGTTGTTAAATGGGATGAAGCAGGGCTTGACTTAGAAGCTAGTGCTAGTTTATTTGTTGCGAGCGATGCTAATTCATGGTTCTATGTTGAGCAATCAGCTATTGATGTTAATAAGCCGTGGGTAACAGCGACAGCAGTCGGGGCAACTGAATATAGACGCAATGACGGTAAGAATTATTATACTGTAGCTGGTGGCACTACTGGCTATGTGTCGCCAATTCACACGGTTGGTAGTAAACTAGATGGTGATCCAGGAGTTACATGGGAATACCACGACGATACAACAGCATACTTTAAGTTAGGTGCTTATGTCTCAGCAACGGACATGTTAGCAACGGCTAAAGTAACAGTACCAACTGATATACTAAAAGCTAACAATGGTACTAAACGATGGGCTAAGTCCGCATGGCGCAGTGAAGTTGGGTATCCAACGCATGTAACATTTTTCCGTGAGCGCTTAACTTTTGCACGTGATCAAAAGATATGGTTTAGCTGCGCTGGCGATTATGAAAATTTTGCTAGTAATGAATTTGGCCAGATACTAGCAGATAGTGCAATTAGTATTGAAGTGCAATCTGACACTGCTAGTCAAATAGTTGGCATTACACCAATGGCGCAGGGTTTAATGGTTAACACAACAGACGGTGAAGTCTTTGTTAGTGAAGCTAGTATTAGCGAAGCATTTGCACCAACTAATGTAAAAATCAGTCAACAAGGTGGATATGGGGCACGACAAGTTAGACCAGTGCGTGTAGATAATGCAGTGCTATTTGTCCAGCGAGCTGGTAAGAAGTTACGAGAAACTAATTATGATTACTCAACTGATAGCTTTATTGCTGCCGATGTGACAATATTAGCTGATCACATTACCAATGGTGGCATTGTTGACATGGCGTTTCACCGTGAACCGTATAATGTATTGTGGGCTGTTCGTTCGGATGGTGTGTTGCTTGGGTTCACATATAATAAATTGCAAGATGTATCAGGTTGGCATCGGCATATTATTGGCGGTAGTTTTGGCAGTGGTAATTCTGTTGTTGAATCAGTGCAAGTTATACCGCGCTACGATGGTACACGTGATGATGTTTGGCTAATTGTTAAGCGTACAATAAATGGTGCAACCAAGCGCTATATTGAATATCTTGAAAAAGATTACGAGGATGGAGATTTACAAAACACTTGCTATTATGTGGATTGTGGGGCAACGTATAGTGGTTCAGCTACAACAATAGTCACTGGCTTAACGTGGCTTGAGGGGCAAACTGTACAAGTATTAGCGGATGGTGCTAATCACCCAGATTGTGTAGTAACTAGTGGTGCTATTACGTTACAGTTAGCTAGTAGTGTTGTGCAAATTGGGTTAAGAAATACTCCATTAATGCAAACAATGCGACCTGAGGGCGGTAGCCAAAATGGTACAAGTCAAGGTAAACTTAAACGCATTAGTATAGTTGTAATTCGATTATTGAATAGTTTAGGTGTTAAAGCTGGTATTAATTCAGGTAACTACCCATGGCAGCTATTAGATATTAATAATCGCAGACCGATTACACCTATGGATACACCTAATACGTTGTTCACTGGTGATAGTTCAATCAATATAGATGGTGGGGTTGAATCTGATGCAACAATAAGCGTAACTAGTGATCAGGCTTATCCGATTACATTAATTAGTATTATGCCAGATATTAATACACATGATAGGTAGATTATGCCTTCACTCGTGATACCCCGTTATTAATTTAACGGGTTTTTGCGTACATTGCTGCAGCTTCACCATTAGCATGGAATCCTGACATATATTCAGCCTCACAAGTAAACCCCAATAATTTAGCAAATCTATGACCTTGTACAAATTCTGGGCTAACATAACATTCAATTCTTCCAACTCGGTTAGCCAACTCTTTTTTTACAGCCCGTATGATTCTAGTAAAGTGTTTACCAGAATCATAACTTAGTAAACACCAGCATACTTGCCGATTATTCCATATTTGATAAAATCCACCGATAAACACAGGTGAATTGTTATTATCTAATAACGTCCATGCGTCATTAACTAAGCCGCTATAGTCATGATTATATATTTCTGCACTTTCTTGATGTGGTTGCAGTGCTATTTGTTTGATATGTTCAGGTAAAAATTTGATTATACGCATTGTAACTTCCTATTAAATAGGAGTAATTGTATCAGTTATGGTATAATAAAGCTAATTTTAGGAGTCTAATTATGGCTGATCCAATCTCATTATCATTAATAGCAGTCGGCACAGCGATGTCTGGCATAAGTGCTATATCATCTGGTTATTCACAAGCATCAAACTATCAAGCACAGGCTAATGCACAAAACTATAATGCAGCGGTACAAAAGCAACAAGCACAATTAGCAATGGCTCAGAGTGTAGAACAATCTAACGTGCAACACCGTAAAGCAGCTCAGCAACTAGGTGAGCAGCGAGCTGCAACGGCACAAAGTAATATAGGTTTTGGTGGCACTGGTGGCGACTTACTAGAGCAGTCAGCCAACTATGCAGAACTTGACCGTCAAAACATTTTATACAATGGTTTATTAACTGGCATAGGTCTAAATGCACAGGCAGAACAATCAACTTATGCGGCTAATGTTGCTAGTTCGCAAATAGGATCAAGTATCACTGGCGGCTATATGTCTGGTGCTGGTAGCTTAATCGGTGGAGTTGGTAACTACATGGGAACTAGCCGCAGCATATACAGACAGCAAAGATTAGATAAAATAATGGGGGTAATGTAATGCAAAAAATTCAACCATACGGACAAACGGTAACAGTTAATAATCTTGGTAATGTAGCCGCAGCGCCTAGCGTACAAGTCGGTAACCCAATCGGGCAAGGTCTTGGACAAATCGGGCAAGCAGTTACTCAACTTGGTGGACAAGCTGCACAAGATACAACTAGCGAAATGCAATTAAACCGTGAAGCGTTTAAAATCCAAGAGCAACAAGCGAATGAAGCGGCTAAATTATCAGCTGTAAAATCTACTAGTGATTTAGAGTTGCAGTTTATGCAAAGTATGCCTGAGCGGATGAACTCAGCACAGGGAGCAGCAACAGGATTTACTAAGCAGTTACTCTCAGATTACGAGACGCAATTTCAGCAAATCAAGGAAACTAATAATAATCCAGAAGCTCAAAAGTTCTTAGAATATCAATATCTGCAACAGCGTGAATCATTAGCACGCCAAGGAGTTGCATTCGAGCAACAGCGCTTTGTTGGGTATAAAGTTGACCAGCTATCAGGCACAATTGATAATAGCGCCAACGTGCTATTAATTGACCCAAATAGATATATTGCTGAAAAAGCCAAGACCTACGCAACCATTCAAGCCAGCGGATTAGACGAACCAACCCAGCGCAAACTAAAAGAACAAGCAGATACACAATATCGTAACTCAGCTGCTAATAGCATGTTAGATAATAATCCAGTAGCTTTTGCAAATATGATTAATCCTACTATTGGCAAATTACCAGAGGGTAGCATTCAATCAAAAGTGGCAACTATTGCACAGCAAGGCGGTATTTCAGCACTGTATGCACTATCGGTAACTGGCATAGAATCAGGGTTTAATACTAAATCAAAGAGCAAAACATCATCAGCTAGTGGATTAGTACAGATGACTAAATCAACTCGTGAGCAATTAGGCTTACCAGATAATGCAACCCCTGAACAACAAATACAGGCATTCACCCAATTAACTAATAACAACAAGTTACAATTACAAAGTAACCTTGGTCGTGAACCAAGTGACCAAGAACTGTATTTAGCTCATCATTTCGGTGCAAGTGGGGCAACCAACCTGCTTAATGCTAATCCAGATACTAAAATTAGTGATGTTGTTAGTAAAGAGGTAATGGCAGCCAATAGTTATTTAAAGGGTAAAACAGTTGGTCAAGTTATTGACACTAATTATAAAAAGTTTACTAGCGAATCTAAAAAGTATCTGGATAAAGAACAGCAAGCAATTGGCGCACACCCAGTTATTGAAGATATGACAGCACAAGAGCGCATACAGTGGAATAGCAAAGCACAGCAAGTTATTCAGTCTAGACAAACGCAGATGTTTAATCAGTATGATAGTATGGCAAAAGATCAGATAGCAATGGCGCAGGATGGCAAAGTACCACAGCAATTAATGCAACCAGAGCAGTTTAAATCACCTACTGAATACACTACTTATCTTAAAACTATGAAGATGGGCGCAGATATTCATGCGGTTAACAACATGACACCAACACAAGAAGCGCAACTGGTTAATACCTACACACCACGTCAAGAGATTGGCTATGCTGGCGATGCACAACGTCAACAAGAATTAGTAAAAGCAATTCAAGCCAAACGGTCAGCAATTCAAAAAGACCCAGTGGCATGGGCTGCTAACAATGATAGTGAGGTGCAAAAATATGCTAGTGTATTACAGACCGCAAACACTCCAGAGAACTTACTTAAATATGATCAAGCATTAATTGCAGCGCAGCAAAAACAAGGTGTGCAGTATCCGCAATTACTTAGACAAGATCAAGAAAATAGCATTATTACTAAACTACAGAACTCAAAAGGGATGGCTAAAGTTGACGCAGTTAAGCAATTAGCAGATCAATACGGTAAAGATTTTTCGCTAGTGGCTGGTCAACTACAAAAGAATAAAGCATTACCATCTGGTCTAACTAGTATCATGAGCGCGCCTACACAATATGCTAGAGAGCAAGCAGCTATTATGTCAGACGTTGACATTAAACAACTGAGAGATAGTTTGCCAGATAAAAATGCAAAAGATATTGACACACAAGTTGCTAAACAAATGACAGATTTTTATGCGTCATTCCCAGCTGCTCAATTAAGTAGCACTACAATTGGAGATTTACGAGATACTATCACAAAGATAGCATATAGCAATGTTCGCAATGGCGTAAGTGTTAAGCAAGCGACACAAAATGCGGTAGATATGTTTGTTGGTAAAGATAAATATAATTTCATTCAAAATAATAACGATGTAACTGTGCGTGTACCAAAATCAATGGATGCAAATTTAGTGCAAAATGGAATGCAAGACGTTATTAAAAACTTATCAATTGATAATGTCGGGATTGGAAATGCAAAAACATTAATCGACCCATGGAATATGAACCCTACAGAACAAGGATATTTAAATCAAATCAAAAGCAACGCTTATTGGGTAACTAATGGCAATGAAACAGGCGCTAATCTATTTTTCAAAGGTCATGATAATAGAGAATACCCCGTTTTAGATAAGTCTGGCAAGATAGTTACCAAGTCATTTAATGATTTAATAACTCAATCTAATCAACATCAAGTAGCTGAATTACAATCTAAAGCCAAAGCCATTAAGCAAAATATGGATTACATGCAAGGAGTTATGCGCTAATGGACAATCTTAATCTACCAATTACATACACAACGCCCGATAATTTGCCAACAGTTGCGGCACCCGAAACCGAAGTACAACAGCCTAGCTTTATGGAATCAATGCGTGCTACAGCATATGGCGCTATTCGTGAGGGTACAACTGGCACAGTCAGTGATTTTATTGAGACTAGAATCACGCAACCGTATATCACTGATAGCGACAGACCTAAACTATCTCAGGATAAAGTTAATCTATTATGGGCTGGAGCTGGCATTGTTGACCAACCACCAACAGCTGATAAATATAACGATGTAAGTATTTATTATTTGCTAGATAAGGCTAAACGTCGTACTGCAATGAATCAGATTAATGAAGCTACTGAGTATGGTGCTGGAACGGCTGCGCGTGGAGTTGCTACGCTTGGATTATCCATGTTAGACCCATTAAATGTTGCGGCTGGGTTATTCCCTGTTTCAGCCATGGCGCGAGGCATCGGATTGGCTAAAGTAGCTGCGAGCATGGAAGCTTTGCAAGTCGCTGGAAGTAGTAGCGCAACAGTCCTTGGGCGTGTAGGCGCGCGTGCTGCATATGGCGCTATTGAGGGCTTAGCTGGTAACTTACCACTTGAAGCAATAACCGCGCCAATGCGTAACGAAATGGGCGAAGATTATACAGCGGCACAATCACTTGCTAATCTTGCTTTAGGTTCTGCGGTGGGTGGCGGTATTCATGTAGTTATAGGTGGATTAAAACCTAGAGTTGATATTGCTGATCGTGTTGAAGCGCCTATTATAGAGCAACCTAAAGTAGCTGAACCAACAGATATTAAACAATTCACGACGGCTAAACAAGGCGCCGATACTCAGGTTAAATTTGGCGATACTTACGAGCCAGCGCAATATGTTGTAATTGATGCCAGCGAACTAGATGCAACAATGAAAAAATCAGCGAATCAATTTAGAGATAGAACAGGCGCAGCAAGTCAAGCACAAATTACTGAAATAGCCAACAAATTAGACCCTAACTTACTGATGGATAGCCCTACAGCTGACAGCGGCGCGCCTACAATGGCAGCTAATGGAGCAGTTATTGCAGGTAATGGACGAATGGCAGCTATTAAATTAGCTTATGAGACTAAAAAAGGCGATGGATATAAGCAAGCAATAACACAACAAGCACAGCAACTAGGTATTACTGATGATATTAGCGGAATGAAACAGCCTATTTTAGTGCGAAAGTTGACAAGTGACAAGGTGGATGTTGAGCGTTTGGCTGTTATATCTAATGAGACAGGTGCTATGCGCATGTCAGCGTTAGAACAATCTAAAGTGGATAGTGATAGAATTGGAACGCTTGACAATATAGCAACGTACGACACGGGCGAAATTAATTACAATGCTAGTTTAGAAAACATTAAAGCGTGGGTTGGTCAGTATCCGAAAGAGATGAGAGCAGCATTATTAGCTAAAGATGGAACTTTATCACTAGAGGGGCAGCAACGTTATAAAAATGCAATATTGCATAAAGCATATGGTGATACTCCGCTGCTTGCTAAGATGATTGAATCAACAGACAACGATATTAAGACTGTGATAAATGCTGCAGTTAAGTTGGCGCCTAGAGTTGCTATTATTAAAGATAAGATGCAAGCTGGTGCATTACATAATCTAAATATTGATGATGATCTACAAGCTGCAATAACTAAATATAGCGAGATTAAGAGCGCAGGCAGGACGGTTGATAATTATGTACAGCAGCAATCAATGCTAGATGATGAATTATCGCCAAGCGCTATTCAGTTATTATTATTCATTGACAAAAATAAGCGTAGTAGCAGGGCGATAGCGGATGGGATTAATAACTTCTATGACAATTTAGAAAATGCAGGAAACCCAAAGCAGCAAACAATGTTTGGTGATGTTGTGCCAAGTCGCGAGCAGTTATTAGTGAAGTCTTTAGATGTGACATATAGCGCAGCAGAGTTAACAGAGATAGTAACACCACAGACACGTGAGAATGCGGTCACAATGTCAGTTACTCAACTCGAAGATAATTACAGCCCGACGGTAGATACTATCATTAATAGTGATCCTACGATTGGTAAAGCTAATTTTGCAGATGTAAAAACAGAAGTAAAGAACTCTTTAAACTTAGAAAATAGTTATGTTACTCGCGATATTCCAGAGCTTAAACCAATTGAAAAGCCGTTGCTATTTGATGGTGAAGTTGATTATGCTACACACAATATTGAATTACAAGCCAAGATTAAAGAAATTGAAGACTTATCACAGGATGGGTTGTATAGCAAAAATATAGAACAACCAATACCCGAGCAAGTTATCCCAGATCAACCAGTAGTTGAAGTTCAATTATTAAGCAAATCTCAAGAATTAACAAACTCACTGCAAGATAATTTTGGGGCTGATTCCACTAAGTTATTAGAATCTGGCAAGGTAAAAATTGTGGAGTCAGTTAAGGATTTACCGGGCACACACCCTAATAACGTACAAGCCATGTATAAAGATGGACAAGTGTATCTAGTTGCCAAAAATATCGACCCAATGAAAGTTAAAGGCGTGGTATTGCATGAGGTTGGAGTGCATGCAAACATGCGCGATATGCTTGGAGCAGAGGGATTTGATAACTTAATTAATCAAATGAATCGCCACCTTGATATTGATAATCCTAGATTAGCTGAGGTTATCGATGCTGCAATTCCTGATGATACCCCGTTGCAGTTTAGAGGTGAAGAGCGATTAGCTTATCTAGTTGAAAATATGCCAGAGTATGGCTTTGTTAAGTCGTTAATTTCTAAAGTAAAAGCGTGGATCTATAAAACATTCCCAAGTTTACAGCAAAAATTAAACTTATCAGATAGCGATATTAATGAGCTTGCATTATCTAGCCTGCGTAATTATGCTAGTAAGCAAGAGCGATCAAATGCTGCAATCCCGTTATATTCACAATCCGATGAAGTAGCACAAACTGTTAGTGATGAAATAGACGCAACTGATAAAGTTTTAACACAAACAAATAAAGCACGTGAGATAGTTAGCACGCTAGATATCGCCGACAATCTGGATAATAGAAACGATTTTGTTGAGTATTTAAATAGCAACGGAATATCGAAAGACATAGCGGATAGCCTATATAGCGATGTCCGACAAGCTTATCAGCGCGCATTAAATACATTACAACCTAATCCAGAGCAATATGCAACTAAATATGCGCTGGATAAGCTAGAAAATGGGTTATACGCGCATAAAGTTTCTTTAGTGCATGATAAAGCATTGAAAACCAAAATACAAAGTCACCTAGAGAAAAACTTTGCGACAAGTCCATATGCGGCTGGACGTAGTTTAACAATCGGGACTACTGAGCATAAAGCTGGTGCACGCGCTTACAATGCTGCGGATGGTGTACGTAATGCCAAACGTATTTATACTGGTCAACTAGATGTAGGATTATCTAAAATTGAAGCAGATAAACTATTTTATTCTGGTGCGCTTAATGACGATTTACAGCGTGCAATGTGGGCGCTGGAGGATAAAGCAGATGTATCTAAGTTAGCACCTGAAGCGGTTAATGTTGCCAAGTTAGTAATGAATATTTACGATAATCAAATGGCAGCAATGAATAATAACGGATTTGTGCAATCTAAAGTAGCGCATTATTTATCTAATCAACAATCACTACATAATCAAACTAAGATACTTGCGGCAGGGTATGATAATTGGAAGCAAGCAGTTATGCAACAACTTGATGTTAACAAAACGCTTGAAGCAATGAATGCCACCGCTCTAACTGATGATATATTAAGGGGTGTATATCAAGGCTTATCAACTGGTGAGCATATCGGCGTTGGTGGTAAAGATGGTAACATGGGTGCGTTTAATCCGCTTAAAAAGATTGGACAAAAACCGCGTAAATTAATATTTAAAGACGCGGATAGTGTAATAGCATACCGCAAGCAATTTGGCGATCTAGATTTTCATAGCTCAATAATTGGAACCATTGAATCTACATCTAAGAAAATTGGATTATTGCAAACGCTTGGTGTTAACTATGAACGCAATATTAAAGAGATTATGGCTGGTTACATGCAAAATACAATGACCCCTGAGCAGCGTGGTAAATTTAGAAAATTTGTTGATAATAACGTGATGGCGATGCTTAAAACCGTTGATGGGCGCAACGATATACCGTTTAGTGAGGGCTGGGCTAGGTTTACTAGTAAGGCTCTTGCTATTCAATCAATGGCTAAACTTGGTGGCGCGACGCTATCCGCTGTATCAGATTTAGCCAACGTTGCTGGTCATTTAAATAGACTAGGATTTAAAAGCACAACATATAATCTGCTCGACCAAGGTGTAAAAATGTTTACCAAATTTAGCCCAGAACGTAAACAAATGTTAGGTTCAATGGGTATATTTGGTGACAGTATTTTACAGAACGCATACCGCGATGGATACTCAGACATAAACACAGGTCAAGCAATATCTAAACACGTCAATCGCTTTTTCAAATGGACAGGTTTAAATGCTTGGACAGATAGTTCAAGGCTTGGAGCCGCTGATTCTTTGATGAATTATATGAGTGGATTTACAAATAAAAAACATGCAGATTTGCCCGATAGCTTACGTAATGAGTTAAAGATGTTTGATATTAATGAGCAAGAATGGAATTTATTACGGCAAACAAAGCAAACACAAGTCGATGGTAATAACTATCTACACCCACAAGAAGTTGATAATATTAGCGATAAAATATCAGCGATTTTTGCCGCACAAGGGTTATCTGGTAAAAAACTAGAAACGGCTACGGCTAGATATTCAGAGCAGCTAAAGAATAAATTAACTAATTTTTATCATGATGGGTTAGCGCACATGGTGATTGAGCCTGATTCAGCAACTAAGTATTATCAAACATGGGGTGGCTTGCAGCCCGGGCACATTGGAGGGGTTATTGCTAGATTTGTTATGCAATTTAAATCCTTTAGCATTGGTTTTATGCGCCGTATTTTACTCGATGTGGTAATGGATGAAACTAAGGGGATAAGTGAGCGATCATGGAATCTTGGCAAGCATATTGCGGCTACAACAATTGCCGGATATATAGCAATGAGTCTAAAGGATATATTTAAAGGTCGAGAACCGCGCAAACTGTTTGATGATGATGGATTTAATCCTAAAGTTGTAACCGCAGCATTATTACAAGGTGGCGGTGCTGGTATATTTGGCGATTTTATTTTTGGCGAATACAATCGTTTTGGTGGTGGACTTGCTGGGACTTTAGCGGGTCCAGCAGTTGGCACAGTTGGAGACTTTGCAAGTATCTATTCATCGGTTTTATATGGCGCAATCGATGGAAACCCACCAGACATTAGAGCAAAGTCATTAAATTTTGTGTTAAATAATTCACCATATATTAATGCTTTTTATGCTCGTGCTGCGATTAACTATGCGTTCGCTTACGGGTTACAAGAATACATGAACCCAGGTTATTTACGGCGCTTAGAGCGAAATGTTGAACGCAATAATAACCAAGAATTTTGGCTACCGCCTAGTGAATATGCGGTTAAATATTAATCAAAACTATTAATTTTATATTATCAATAGTTACATGCTATAATTACCCTATAGTTAACCTTATATTGCTGTGAAGCAATAGGAGACAATCGATGACAATACAGTCACAAACTAGCTCAATCAATTACACTGGCAACGGTACAACTACTATATTTGCCTACAATTTCAAAACACTCGATCAAACTTGGCTACAGATATATGTTGACGGTGTACTAAAAACCCTTACAACTCATTACACTGTTAGCGGCGTTGGTTCTGCATCAGGCGGCAATATTACTTTTGTTACTGCACCATCAAATGGGTCAGCTGTTTATATTGCGCGTTCTAATGTTCCTGCCACTCAATTAGTTGACTATACCGCAAACGATTCATTCCCTGCTGAAACACACGAAACCGCACTTGATAAACTTACTCTATTAGTACAGTCATTAGTTAGCAGTGTATCTAAAGCAATTCAGCTAACTAACTCAGAAACATCAACCACAGCTAAAACTATTATAACTAGTGTTACAGCACGAGCAAAACGCTTATTGTTTTTTAATTCTGCTGGTGAATTATCATACACAGAAAATCAACCCAACACAGTATTAGCATTTAACGAATCTGGCGAAGTATCTTATGAAACACTACCACAAGGTTCGCCAATCGGTACATTCTTACAATCAGGCAGCGGTGCAGTAGAACGCACATATCAAAACAAAGCCCGTGAGGTTATTTCAGTTAAAGATTTTGGCGCTGTTGGTGACGGCGTCGCTGATGATACGTCCGCAATACAAGCTGCTATTAATTCACTTACTAGCGGTATAGTTGAGTTTCCGCACGCAAGCTATAAATGCAGGCAAGTTACTTTACAATCTAATGTTAGTATGCGCGGCAATAATAGCACAATCACATCAGCTTTATTGGGCACACAGATAGCGCAGCCTATATTTCTAGGTTCCGACAAAAGCAATATTTCGATTGATGGATTTAATTTTGTTGATTCTGGTACGTGGACATCTACGCCTTTTGCTTATCCAACTGGCGGCGGAAATTCTGTCGGCTGGACAAACAGACATTATGCAATTTGGCTCTCAGGTATATCAAACACAATTCAAAATATTGAAATAGTAAACTGTTCTGCAACTGGTTTTTTAGCTTGTTTTAGAGTCTCAAAAGCAAATAACGTAGCAATACACAATAACTCATGCTTAAGTAACGGTGAAAGTGGGATACGGCTCGATGTGACATCGAACGCTACAGTATTTAATAATCTCATTACGACGTTAAGCGGAAACATGACCGCAGCGGGCGATACCAATGTATCTAGTAGTAAGTTTGCAGACGGTGTTTATTTAGCTGCGGTTACGTATTCTAATGTATCTCACAATATCATTAGCGACGTAATTCGCATCGGCATCGTTTTAGAGGGCGACGGAACGGGTACTCCTGACTTGAACCATAACATCATTGTAGATAATAATGTTATATTCAACATGAATAATGCGCGAGGAACAGAGAATAATGCGGCAATTTGGGCTGAACCTCCCTACAGCTATAACTGCACAATATCAAATAATCATTGTGATAACTCAATGGTTTCGGAGGCAAGCGGGGATAAAATCGGGATTTTCGGTTATGGCTGCACCGTTGATAATAACTATATTGAGAAATTTGAATTCGGAGTAAAAGCAATAAACGCAAGTATTACAAATAACTATATCTTGGATTCTATCGCCTATGGTATTTTTAGTATATCCCAAGCGTCTGGAAATTTATTTATTAATTCTAATACGATTATTAACTCTACCAGTGACGGTATTCGGGTTCAGGGTTGCACATGTCATGCATATATTAATGACAACACTCTTACCGCAAATGGCGGCGTTGGTATCTATTTACCAACCCACATCGGAAATGCAACCATCACCGGCAACACAATCTCGTTATCAAATAAGTCAGGCATACAGCTGAATAGTTACACCGCAGGAACTTGCATAATTAAAAATAACGAAATTATAGATAACGGGCAGTCTGTAACTGAGATATATAGCCGATCAGGAATTTTACAGAATAGTATTAAAATATCCGGCAAGGTATTGATAGAACAGAATACGTTCATCTGCAATGCAAATTCTGGAGATACCACGGGGCAATTATATTCAATTGTTCAGATTTCCGGCGGAGATATTGCTTATACTAGCGCTGCAGTATGGCGCAATTCGTTCGTGTTCAATGGCACACTTTCAGCGGCTGGTGTGGCTCCCTGTACTTTCGCTAAGTCTAACGGCAGTCCAGCAGTAATAACACCCGAAGAAATAAAGCTTAAACAAAATAACTATAATGATAAATATACTATTTTAGTAGATGGAGCATTAGAATGATTAACCAAATAGTTGGAGGATATGCAACAGAAACATCTAACAAGTCGACAAATATAGTCGGCGGAGCTCTTGGTTCTACTCCGTATCAAACAGCAGCTGACGCAACTGCATTGCTCACTGGGAACATCACTACAACCAAAAAGGTGCTCAAGCAAACAGGTAATGGTTCGGTGAGTGCTGCACCAATTTGGGAACAAGCCAGCATTGCTGAGTGTAGTGATTACGCTTCCGGCACATGGACACCAACCGATGCAAGTGGTGCTGGTTTGGAGTTTTCTTCTGTGGTTGCTACGTATGTAAAGACTGCCAATAAAGTAACGTTGTTCGCTTCATTGGTATACCCCACTACTGCCGACGCTTCTGCTGCCAAAATTGGCGGCTTCCCATTTACAATTGCAAACTCACTAGCGAATAGAAATCCGGGGTCAATCTTAGCGTCTACTGGCAATGCACAAGGAGCTTCAGCCGCATTAGCTGGTGTTAATGTTACGCTAATCAATGCGTCACTTACAGCTGTTACAAACGTGAGTTTAACAGGTGCTACCGTGCGATTTTTTTATGAATATTTAATTTAGGAGTTATGATGCTAACAGAACAAACTTTATACCAACAAGTCTATAATACTGATACTACAATTACTATTCATAGATTCAACGCGGTATTCAAAGATGGCGTTGAAGTTTCACGCTCATTACCGCATACAAAAACATTATGTCCAGGAGATGACTGTAGTCAAGAAGATTCAGACACTCAAAAAATGTGCAAGGCATTATGGACTAAGTCGGTTATTTCTGATTATCAACAATCAATTATAAGTGAGGTGATCTAATGACATCACATATCTTATTAGTTGCTACGGTAGACGCTGCAGCAAGTTCGACATTCCAATTAACTAAACCAAGTGACGGACAGGTTGTAGCACTTCAAGTTATTGGATTAGCTGGCACTGAAAAAGCATATTTGCAAATTGAAGACTATGCAAATCCTGATACATTTGTTAATTTATTAATTAATGGGTCAGAGGTATATTGCGATGTAGGTAATAACATAATTACATTCTCTATGGCAGGGAAATTTAGGATTAATAAAGATGCATCTGTCGCAGCAGTGGCTGTTTGCATTATGTCAGATAAAGAAGTTCTAACATATTAAGAGGTTAAAGATGCAAGAAGATAAAGAAGAGCGCTTGCGACAATTGGAGCTAAGTTTTGCCAAAACAGAAATACAAATTAAATATCTTGCCGATTCGATGGCAAGCATGGCTAATGATGTTGGTGAAGCTATGCGAGTGGTACGTAGTTCACAGGGCATTACTCGCATAATGAATTTTGTAACCCCGTTGTTGCTGGTGCTTGTTATGTCGATTGGTGGTTATGTTGTTACTCAATATGACAAAACTAACGATAAGATGTGGACGCAAATAGACGCGAATGTTAGGACTATTAACGACATAGATAATAGATTAATCAAATTAGAAATGAAAGTTAAGCCATGAAAGACCAGCTAATTAAGTTCTTAAATGAAAGAGTGCTTAAATTAACTACTATAGTCGCGGCTATTCAGTTAGTAGCGATGTTCTTTATTACAGATAAATTTCAGCGTGAGTTGATTTTATCAACGACTTCCGGTTGGTTACTTTGGACGAACAAATGACAAAATTATTCAGTGAATTCATTGATCACATTGCATTAATATTGTTTGTCTGGGTGGATTCATTTGTTATGGAAGGTTTGAACAATGATAGCAATATTACAGAATAGGCTGGCACAAGTCGGGGTAGCTGCATTCATTGCTGGGGCTCTTGGATTCGGGTCAGGATACAGCAAAGGAGTCAATCAGGAGCGGCTGACTCAGCAAACTATACAAGCTAAAACAACTGCTAAATATAATGTTGATATTCTAGCCATTACAGATAAATCAATCGCTCAACGAGAATCAGATAATGTTAAATTTGGAGAATTACAACATGAAATTAATCAAGCTAATGCCAATCTACATAATTGTAAGCTTAACAGCACTCAGTCTAATATCGTGCGCCGCAGCGCCAACTTGCCAACCCCAGCTAGTACCGCAGTTTATGTTGGAGCGGATGCCGAATCAATTGCCGATAGTGAAAGCGGATTAGATAGTGCAGATTTAGCCGCAACATTAATCAAGCATGACCAAATATACTTTAAATGTAAAGTTATTTTAGATGCTTGGCAAGATAGATACGAAGAGGGTAACCAATGAAACCAATGGAACAAGAAGTAATTAATCAAGCTGGAAGATTTGGAATTAAAAACAATCTTGAGTTAGCTCATATGCTTGCCAGATTTTCAGTTGAATCAGGTAATTTTGAGCGATTAAATGAGAGCTTAAATTATTCAGCAGAAGCTTTATTGAAAATGTGGCCAAATAGATTTACTCCAGAATTAGCCAATAAAATAGGCAGGACTAAAAACCATCCTGCGGATCAAGTCGCTATTGCTAATGTAGTTTATGGTAATCGCATGGGTAACGAGAAAAATGGTACAGATGATGACGATGGCTGGAAATATCGTGGTGGTGGCATTATTCAGCTTACAGGCAAGGATAACTACCTAGGGTTCTTAAATTGGCTACACAAGCAAGGAAAGCACCTAGAATTGGATATTAATACTGTAGCTGAGTTTGTACACTTAACTCGTGATGGACAAATTCTAAGTGGTATCTGGTTTTGGCTATCTAAAGGATGCGGAATACCAGCTAGAGCCGACAACGTTAAGAAAGTTTGTATAATGATAAATGGTGGGGTCAACGGATTACAGGAGCAGATTGTTGAACTTGCTAATTACAAGAAACTACTTAGAATCTAATCCTATTGTTCTCGGGATTAAAAACAAGGAGAACAAGCCCCATTGTTGGGGCTATTTTATTTAAAGAAAAAATAAAATAATAAACAAATCATATTTATTACTATTGAAATTTTCCAAAGAAATTCACATCTATTTTTCATTATTTCACACTTCCATAAACTTCAATAATTTTTAAGATAAGTTCTTCTTGTTGCGGTCTTGGTAAATCGTTTAATATATTTCCTACAGTTAACTTTCTCTTGTCTTTTATATAGAACCCTGCTTCAGATTTTCTAATTTCAAACCCTGACTCGAGTTTATCAAACCACTCAACCAAGCTCAACTCTTTAAGTAATGGTTTTAATGTAATACGTTTTTGAACGAATGCTAGGAATTCGTCAAAGTCGTCTGTAAGTATTACATCATCCCCCTGTTCAAAAAAATACTTTGATTTGTTGTCGGGATTAATTATCATGTAAATGATCCCACTTAAAACAGAATTTGCTATAACTTCGTCAAAATTCTCTTTTGTTATCTCTTCGTATTCTTGCACAATATTCTCCTTGTTAAGATTTTCGTAGTAGTCTATGATTGTTTGGATTGGTTTACAGTATACTTCCGTTATTGCTTTTTGCTTTTTTCATTTTTAAAAAGTTATAAATACCAATTGAAGCAAAAATCATGCTTAAAATGATATTACTCATCTTCTTCGTCTCCATTGATATCTAAGTAATTATCTTCAAGCAAATGTACTGAGTCGCTAAAACCAAGCAATTCACTTTTGATACACATTAAACCGCCGACATCCCCACGTAAAGCATTGATATTTTGAAACAAGCTCAATAAAATATCTTTTTCAATGTTAACGTAGGAACTGTCTTCGGTTTTATTATATTCATCCAAAATTGATTCAGCTGAATCAATTACATCACTCATACTACGCCAGATACCGCTGCGCATTCCATTAAAGTCAACTTGAATAAGTCCAGTGTTACTCATTCGCATCTCCATAATCTGAATGATGTATACAGCCGAATTGAGATTCTTTGTCTTTAATACCATTTTTAACAAAGATTAAATTCCTCCAATCCATACATCCGCTTTCTTCGTCAAAATTTTTACAGGTTGAACATGTTGGTTTAATTGAATTAAGTTCAAGTAACTGAATTTTAATTAGCTCAAGCTGATCTTCTATATCGCCATCATGATCACCGTTAACTAAGTGAATAATTTCACTATATATTGCTTGTTTTTTAGCTTCAAATTCATTTATTGTTGTCATACTTCATCTTTCTTCACTAAGTGCTCTAAGCACGCATAACCAGAGAACCCATCTAAAAAGACAACTGCATCTAAACCACCATCAGTTAAAAATGCATCTGATTTAACAGTATATTCTCTGAATGTTTCACCACCAAGTATTGGGTAATATTTAACTACGTCACCAACTTTTACTGTTTTCTGCCATTGTTTTAAAAGCTTTTGTGCTTGTTTTTTTAATTGTGAATTTGTCATATAAACTCCTGTTTTAAAACCTATAAAAGAAGAAACCCACAATAAATGTGGGTTGCCTGTGGATAAGTAGGCTTAAAACTACTGACTATCTCCGAATCAGCAACTCTAAGCCCACTCTGCAATGCGCTTAACATAATTCACTTTGGAATGCTTTACGATAAGCGCACTGACTATTGATTAACCAAGCTTAACGCTTGTATACTTTTTCAAGTGCCGTAAAATACGATGAACTACTTCTGAATTCCAGTGTTGCTCTTCGATAGTTTGTTTATTTCCCTCACGCTTAGAACCAGTTATAATCTTCTTCTTTGCAGGGGGGGGGGTAAATAGATTTCAATTTGCATTGGCGTGAAACCCAGCGCTATAACTTCATTACGTGTCATGATAGAACCTTAAATTATTTTTAGCTTCCAACCAACGCACCAATTATGTTGATGTTCTGGTTTGTTGGTTTGTTTGCACTTGCCAGATTTGTAACCTTTGCACGTGCTGCATTTTCGTGTTGGTTTCATGATATAAGTGAATAACTAAAGCGGTGATACTTGTCATCAAATTCAATACCCTCGGATTCAAACCATGCGTAAATGTCATCATCTGTTGCAGGGTGGTCAAATTCAACTACATCACTAAAATAATCATCGACACAATCACGCTCAACTTCAAGTAAATATTTATAAGTTGGTTTAACCACCTCTAAATTATATTGCCAGCCATTCTTAACCGCCTCTGCCAAGCTTATATCCACCGCAGCTTTAATCTCGTTTATAAAGCGAGGTACAATGCGGTCGTGGGTTGCTTGATCATGACCAGTTACCACGAGCTTAAACATAATAGCGGTTTCCGTCTCCGTTGAGCTACTATTACTAGCTGGCGGTGATCTTTCGATATTCGCTTGCGGTGTTGAATGTTTCTGTTGATCTCCCACTGATGCGTTTGGTAAACTAACGTTAACCACGGGTAGCGTAGAACTCTCCGCCACCGCTTCAGTTTTAGCTTCATCCTTAATCTTTTCAGCATCTAATTTCTCCTGTTCAATTCTTGCCAGTTCTAATTTACGTTGATGATTGGCTTCGTATTTAGCCAACACTTGCTCATCGCTAAATGTTTCGATTGGAAACATTGAATATTTACCCTCAACACCATATTTAGTATTTTGAATCTCAATCAACTGCTCACGGTTTTTGATATTGGCTAACTTTAGAGCAGCTGCGTCATCGGCACCTTGTTTTAGCTGTCGTTGAGTCTCAAGCTGAATATTTATATCTTCGATAATTTTTTTATCTGTGAATTTAACAAGTAGATACTCATCTTTAAATACAATTTTGTCTAAATATTCAGGTGGTAAATCACTGGACGCTTTGCACTCAGCAAGCAACTCATAAGCTCTGGCACTGCGTAATTCTCTACGCTCGGCTTCAGCTTTGGCTTGTGCATCTTTAATTGATTTAATACGAGCTTCAGCATATGCAATGATTTCGTCAACCTCTTTGCGCCATGCTGCCACTGGTTCGTTGAGTTTTTTATCAATGGCAATAGCTGCATCTTTGATTGATTTCAACCACTTGGCCGTAATGTCTTCAACTGGCATGTTATCGATTTGATCAAGATAGACCTGCTTATCAAAAACAATGATTGGAGCAGTTGTTTTAACGTCGCTTTCAAGATTAAGAACTACTGGCACGTAGGTTTTATTAATCACTGGGTTTTGTACAACTTCCGTCGTTGTTGCTTGGCTATCTTCTTGACGTAGTTGAGTGTTAGTTTCCACGGTTTCAGGCTGCTGCGCTGTGCTCGTTGGTGCAGTGTCGGTAGTTTGATTATTTTCTTTAGCATTAACTACGTCCATTTCATATTTAAATTCACAATTTTTGATTAACTCTAAAGTCATCAAACAGTCGGCTTTAGCTCGGTGTGCCGTAATTGAAGATATATCAATTTTCTGCTGTTGACATGCTGCAACCAATTTATGCCATTTGGGTTTATTATAATTACCGATTTCACCATACCAGCTAGAGTAGGCCAACATTGAACATCTAGCTTTTAGGGCTAAATCTTGATACATAGCAGTGCTTACATTTGCCAATCTAGCGGACTGAATTAACAATCGCATGTCATATTGCGCGTTGTACACAATAATGTCTTTACCTTTTAATGCTGCTATAATTCTGTCGCTTATTTCGTCAAAAGTTGGCGCATGCTCTAGCATTTCGTTAGTAATTCCATGTACCGCAATTGCCGCGTCTGGGACTGGTTTCGATGGCTTAATTAACCCATCAAGAATTACATTTCCAAACACATCAATAATACTAATTTCGCAGATTTCCGCATCGCCATCTAATCCAGTGGTTTCAGTGTCGATAATAACGCTATTTGGTTTTAATTCTAATAAAACACCTTTTGGCAGTTCCATTTTGTTATTTTCCTTTATAAAGTTAAGAGTGATTTTCTCTAAATCGGCTTGAACATCAGCACCCATAATATTTTGGTCATTAAGATATTTGGCTGGGTTATTAAGAAACTCACGCTGTGTTGGAGTGAGTTGTTGAGCTAAATCACTAGTTAAAAACTCATTGATTTTTGCCACGATTTTTTTGTAACGAATTTCAGCTTTATCTAGCTCAGATAAATTGTTTCTCAGATGCAGTTTATCTTCGTGCAAATTTACTTCGCTACCGCCATCTATTACTACTTTGTAATGGCCAGTGGGTGATCGAGAAGATGATATAGTACCGGGCTTTTTATAGTCAGGGTGAACGACACAAGCACCCAAGTCAAATAGTCTCATTCTATTTTCCTCAAAAAATTTAGGATGTTTAATTTTTAGTTGTTCTAGGCTTTCCTTTTGGCTTTTTGTAAGGTTTTTTACTATATGCAAGTACGTTACATCGTGCCAAAAAGTGCCAAAAACAAATTTAACCTCTTGCATTTTGATCTCTGCATCAGGAAAAACAAAACCCGAGGTGATTACGCCAACTTGGCCAGTATATTTATTATCGTTACTTGCATAGTAAACAATTGATTTATACGGGATTGGTTTCATTTCGTTTTTCATTAAAAAACCACTGGATTAAGCCAGTGGTGTGCAAATTAATTAAACCCATCCGCCACCATTTGCTGCCGCTTCCGCCGCTGGGTTGATTTCAATGTCCTCATCGTCCATAACTTCACCAGTCGATTGATCTACGCCGTCGATAATTCTTGTTTTTTCCACTTCTTGGTTATCTGAATTTTCAACATCTGCCGCAACTTTTTTACGTGGTCTGCGTAGGTTGTCCGTTGAGTGCTCACTTGCTGAGGTAACGTTTGTAATATTTCCATTTTTATCTATATCAATAATATCCAATTCTTCCTCAGTAGTACGGAATCCCATTGCAATTTCAGGAGCGTAAACGTCAACCCACCACGCTCCAGCACGGTACATCAACATCTTTTGTGGCATAGTTTTCCATTTACTACTTTTTTTCTCATACCATCCTTCATCTTTTGCTAACTGCATAGAAATATCAGGACCAATTAATTTTTCACCCGTTGCTTTCTCTATGGCCCATGCACGGCATCCGTAATTATCTTTACCTTGTTCACCAAAATACTCAAACCGAATGGCGGAGAATCTCCCACATTCGTTAGCTGTGGCGATTAGGTATTTAGCAGACCAGCTTGGTTTGCCATAAACAATGACTAAATTTTGCATAACCATCAACGGATCAGCATTTGAGCGTAATGCAATATTTACTGCAATAGTACAACTAGAAAATCCAGCCTCACCTTTGAAGTTATCTGGTACAAACGGCGACAATGCAAATACCTTGGATATTCTTTGTAGCGCATCAAATGCTGCCATGCTGGTAAAGCCTGGTGTTACTTCAGTGACTTCTTTTTTTTGCTGCATTGAAGCCAGCGTTGTTGTTTGTTGATTTTCTGACATAATTATTCTCCTTCTTATTATTTTCTAAAACGACACACTTGGTATTTTGGACAGTAATTTTTATGGCACATCATTGATTTTGGGTTACCGATAAAAACACCTGATTTAATTAGTCGTGATGCTTCCTGCAGTACACCAGTTTGATGTTCATCACCAAGTAAAATTTCTCGTGCTCCAGTTATCTCGCCGATGCCATAACGTTGCGATTTTTCCGTTTTTGCGGTGGTCAAAGCCATGATCTGGGCTGGTGCGTCAATTGCTAAACCGCTGCCTTGCTCTGCCAATAATTCATAGACACCCATTTGATAACCATGGCCTTTGGTTGCGACAACTCCATCTGCTCCAACTGCTGCCTTACCAGATTTGACATCACCAATACCATGTTCACCGATTGAGTTAACGTAAACTCTGTCTGTAGTACCAGTTAACTCGATGCCTAAATCTACAATAATTAAACTGTCACACTTAACCTCAACTGCAACGTATTCAAACTTAGGTGCAATGAAATTACAATATTTGCTGTGTAATGATAATGCAATTGGTTCTAGATCTTTTGCAGTTTCATCATCCCACAGCACATCCTCTTTAGGGTTGAAGAGTGCATCAACAGCTGCAGCTTTAGAATCCTCGATTGTAATTCCCGACTTGTCTAGCTGAGATTGATCATAAACCGCAGTGCTTGCATGAATTGCAGTCCCAAGAAGTGCCTTAGTATTAGTTGGCATATTCATATTAAGAATATATTTTGACTCCCAACGTGCAGGGCAATCAAATAGTTCACCAAGTGAACTAGCTCTAATTTTTATCATTACTGCTTACCTTTCTTGGTACATTCCACATACTTGCCGCCCAGAAGACACTGTCTTCAAAGTCTTCTTCCCGTTGTCGTTGTTTCTGCTCAACTGTCATATCGCACCATTGGCACTCATCTGGCTGGCATCTTCCGTTACACATATTTTTATCCTCTTACAAAATGCGCTGGCACAAATCCAGCTTCGGCTAATTGTATTTTTTTGGATGTGGTCCACTTTCCATGTGTTTTGATAAATTCATGGGTAAACTTATTGACCACTCCCAAAGCTCTACCACTCATCAGACTTTGATATATTGAATTTTTACTAAATTTAGTTTTTTTAATTGCGTCATTGCTACCGTTGAATTTCACCCCCGTTTCTGGGTTAAGAATTAAACCAGGGTAATTGTTTGCCCTTGCACCAGAAGTGCGCCTATCTTGTGGAGTTAAGACCCTTAAGTCATTGGGATTGATTAAAAACGATTGAATACTTGCCAATGCCGCTTGAAAGTTATCCCACCTGGACAATTCACCAGTTAATACAGGGTAAGTTAATCTCATTGCTCAATCCCCACAAAAGTAAGACCCCATTCAAGTAGTCTATTCTTTACCGAATTAAGTTCTCGCTGGGGGCATATAAGCCAACCATCGCTAATAAATGATTTAAATAAAACTTTAATCATAAGTCTTTCCTCCAAACAATCATATTCCGCACCCCAATTACCAAGCCAATAACGATTATGTAAATCATGGTCTCTCCATGGATATTAAAAAAACCAGCCATTGGCTGGTATTGGTTTAAATTATATTGGTGATAAGTCGGGCCCTGACACATCATGAATATAACTTAGTGGATTAAGCCCTCGGTGTTAAACCAATTTAATTGTGAAAAATAAAAAGGTGAGGGCTTAATGGTTTGCACTTCTTGAATGCGAAAAGCACTTATTTAGGTGCGTTTGTTTTTCGGTACTCCAAAATAAAAGGCATAATGTTTTCCGTCCGCCAGTATTTCTTCAATCCAATTACATCGTCATGCTTTGGCATGTGCTTATGCCAATTGCCTATGGTTTTAGTCGTAACTCCACAAGCCATGGCGATTTGATCACGGTTGAGGTAGTCGGGTTTATCTTCCAGATCTTTTACTTTCTGAATGATGTTTTGGGGTAATTCATGTTTATTCAATTGGTCTTCCTTGTAAAATTTGGTTAAAATAATAAATACAGCTACGGCAAGATTTGAACTTGCATTTGTCTGAGACCTCTTCAGAGCATCCGTCACGATCGGAACCAATCAGTGTAGTTGTATTTTGGGTTACTAAATATTACGGTTACTGCTTTCATTATTTACTTTCAAATAAGTTTAATAAGTAATCAATTTGTGCTGACCTAGCAGCATCCCCAGCAGCATCCCAAGCATCCCAAGCAGCATCCCAAGCAGCATCCCCAGCAGCATCCCAAGCAGCATCCCTAGCAGCATCCCAAGCAGCAGCCCTAGCAGCAGCCCTAGCAGCATCCCTAGCAGCATCCCTAGTATCCCTAGCAGCAGCCCTAGCAGCATCCCCAGCAGCTGCTAATTCTTCTTGAGTTGCATTTCCATTAGCATATTTTTCAGCTATATCAAGTGCCGCGAAACTTCTTTGATCAGTCATTAAATGTTGAACTTGCCTAGCAGACCACACAGCAAATAATCTTAATTCCTTATCCGTCATAAAATCATGACGACACAGTGTCCACATAATATCTGATAGGTTATTAACTTTGTAGCGATACTCATTAATAAAATCTGGTATTGTTGCTTCATAATCACTCATGATACCGATAGATCCTGGTTTATAACATGGTGAAAATGATTTGATTTGTTTATAAGTTATTTTCATAATAGTACTTCCTTAAAAATTAAAATAATAAATACAGCTACGGCAAGGATTTGCACCTCACAGATACCGTTGTAGCTTGCTTTTGTTTTATAACGGTTCTTTTTGTATATTAAGATAGAATATTTATTATTCTGGAATCTAATATTTGCTACGTACGTTTACCTATTCCGCCACGTAACTGTATTTATTATTGCCACTCTTGCGAATGGCGAATATGTTGTTAAACTTGAATAAAATCAAAATGTGATTTATTCCAGTATCCTTCATCGCAAAAGAACTTAATGGAACGCTCAGCATCTTCTTTGGTGGTAAATTTTCTTACATCAAATTGATTGGCTCCGCATCCGCCAAAGCATTCATATGTTAGTACATAATTTTCTTTAATATTTTTTACTGCGAACATGATATTACCTTCCTAGTTAAAATAATGAAACCGATTAAGGATGGACTTCAACCATCTAGTCCCGATAATATTATTATCTAACTCTCCACCCAATCAATTTAGAATTAATTGGCACTAATCGGTTTTATTATTGGCACTCAATGAATGCCAAAACTGCAACTCAGTATGCAAAACTCTATTTAAGATCTACCCGATTTACGGTGAGTGGGTGGCTCCCAGTCTTACACATTTTTTGTTGAAACCAAATTGTCAGCGGTTCGTTCCGCCGATGATGTTGTTGACACCATGGCACTATTATTACCTAAGCTAATATAATATGTCAAGATTAAATATTACTAAAAGTAATAATATTTTCACGCACAACAAAATACCAAAGCAAAACAATGTGTGATTAAATGAAATATTTTTATAAATTTATTGATTTAGGTTTAAATTGGTGAGTGAGGTAGGGTATAGATATGAAAAAACCACCCGAAGGTGGTTTGGATTTAATCTGAAAACTTAGTCATGGAGTCTCCCTCTTGAAAGAATATAAACTATTTACTGATAAATAAGATAGTATTATATAATAAAATGCTAAATTAGCGCTTAATTTTTGCATAAGATTTTTATAATCCATGAATTTTTAAACACCTTAAGTAATAAAATTATTATCTTAGCTAATAATATGGGTTATAATCACGTTACTAACTAAAAGTAGTAACCAGAAACCACATAAGCCGATTCCATGTTGAATCGCAGTGGATAAACAAAGTAGTTGAAAGCACTGCTAAGTTCTTCTAGTAAATCGCTGTGAAGCGATCACTATCAATCGACGATAGCTAGCCTCGAATCTTCCCGGACAACAGGCTAGCTATCTCAACACCCAATTTACGGAGTATTGATTCTAAATTGTATCATATTTCAACTTAAAAAATCAATGCTTCAAAACAGTTTAGCAACTCCAGCGGGCTAGGGTAGCTCCCGAATCCGCATTCTCAACGGATTGCTTAACATTTAGGAGTCATGCTAAAATGCCAATAATCATCTTAAAAAAATCAGACACCACCCGAAAATCTATTGAGTTAGGTTTAAACAAAGACGGTGGCATGCACTTAAAATCATCTAAAATCATCCAACAACCACGTAAAGAGCTATTTAAGCTTGAATTCAAATTCACAACCACTCGATTTTCTCATCCGCGAGATCAACTAATTGAGCGCCTTGAATGGTTATCTTGGGTCAACTCAAAAACCAAAGAGCAAGCTGAGTCTGCTGGATGGGTTGAGGATGCTACTAAGTTACCAGTTTTTGACAATGCTCGAATATATCTACCTCATGCAATTTACTACGACAAATCTGTGGACCAAGAGTTTATGCGTACCTACTGTTCGCATATTAGCGCCATAGCTCCAGAAGCACACGAGGGCATTTCATCGTCCAGCACCACGAATAGAAGGACTAGATGATGGAAAAAATAAATGTTTCAGAATATTTTAAGCTTGGCTATGTCTACTATTTATGGGATGGTGACGATGTTGTTTATGTTGGGCAGAGCACAGCACTGTCTCATAGAATTAGGCAGCATTTAAGTTCTAAGTTGTTTGATTCATTCTCATTTATACGATGTAGTATAGACGAGATGGACGAACTCGAAGGGCGCGAGATTATGAGGTTAAACCCTAAATACAATCGTCAACTTAATGAAAAAAATGGTTACTGTTCTATTAATCGCGTGCTAAACAAAGCTTATAAATACAAGCATAATAACAGAAACCTTATAGTTGGAGCGCAATTAATCAGTAAGTTTTTAGATGTACTGCATAATCAAAAGGTTCAAATTCTTAAGTTTAATAATATTTATTATGTTAGCAATCAGGACATTGAGCTAGCCATTGACATAGCTATAGCCATGAAGGTGATTAAATGAAATACACAATAGAGGGATTTAGCCAAGCAAAATTGGTTGAGCTTAAGCTTAATGCGGTAGATGCTTTAATACTTCGCTGGTATGTAGATTTTCTGCCAAACATGACAACCATAGATTTTAATGGTAAGCGCTACACTTGGGTTAAATATAGCGCTGTAATTGCAGATTTGCCAAGCATTGAAATTACTAATAATCAGGTAATAGCAAGACGCTTTGATAAGTTTGTTAATGCTGGAATAATGGAAAAACACGTCGAAAGAAATGGTGGTAATTTTACCTGTTTTCGTTTGACTGAGGAATATTTATCGTTAGTTGATGGTTCAACTTTAAAGTCAGCGCCCTCAACTCAAAAATCAATAGGTATTGACTCAAAAGTTGATACCCCTATTGACTCAAAAGTTGATACAAAAGACTCATCTATTAAAAAGACTCATCTATTAAATAATTTTAGCGCAGCGCCAGCGCATGGGAACATAAACGCAGCTCCAGCTTCGCAAAATATCAAGCCAAATTTCAAAACCAAAACGTCTGATGACCTTAGGGAGATGGCATGGTTAGCTTGGCAAGAAACCATTAAGCAAAAGAAAATCCCATTCACTGAGTTTGAGCTAAGCGCAATCAAGGCTTATGCTTACTCAAAACCCACAATGCCAGCTTATGAGATTGAATCAAACCTAGTTTTGCTGGACAAATGGACAGTTGAAGGCTTGGACATTGAGAACTCATTACGTCAATCGTTATCAACCAAGGCACTGATTAGACCAGCAATGCGCATCGAATGTGATTCAAGAAACAATCGAATTTACAGCATTGAGCAACTTAACAACGTGCGAAATAACCAAATTCAGCGAGAGCAGCAAGGGCAAGGTGCAGCATGAGATTAGTTCTACCTTATCCAGTAAGCACAAATCGCTACTGGCGCAAAACAAGCTGTGGTGTACACGTTAGCCTAGCAGGACGCAAATTTAAATCAACAGTGGCTCAGGAATACGCATACAGAGTTAAACCAACCAGTGAATCAGTAGTTCTAAATATCACGTTACACCCAAAGTTAACTAAAAAGGATGCTGAGAATCAAGTTGTGGTTGATCTTGATAACTGTTTGAAGTGTACGCTCGATAGTTTGATTGGGATTGTGTATCACGATGACAAGCAAGTTAAAAAGCTAGTTGTTGAGTATGGTGAGCCTGTTAAAAATGGCGCAATGATAGTAGATGTTGCTTTGTTTGAGGGTGTGAATCGTGGCACGCAAAACACTTAGATCAGCCGCACTATGTGAGCGCATTTTAGCTGCTATTGCAGATGGTAAAAGCTTGCGTGAAACTTGTGCTAAAGAGAGGCTGGAGCCAAGCAATTTTATCAACTGGATTAACAATGATAAACAACTATTTGAACAGTACGCGCGCGCACGCGAGGTAAGAGCTGAAATCATCTTTGATGAAATCCTTGATATTGCCGATGAAACCAGCAACGACACCATAATTGATAACGATGGCAATGAGAAACCTAATAGCGAATGGATTACTCGAAGTAAATTAAGGGTCGATGCTCGCAAATGGATGCTGTCCAAGATGCAACCTAAAAAATACGGCGATAAGATTGAGGTTGATAATAAAGGTGAGGTCGGCTTAACAGTTAGCATCATTAATTATTCTGATCAAGATAAAACTAAATGAACATTACTCTGCCAAATAATTGGACACCACGCCCATATCAATTACCCGTAATGCAGGCATTTGACCGACACATCAAGCGTTTTGTATTGCGGTGGCACAGAAGAGCAGGCAAAGATGACATTTGTTTGCATATTGCAGCCCGTGAAGCATTTAGGCGAGTTGGTAGCTATTGGCATATGCTGCCAGCATACAGTCAAGCTCGTAAAGCTATTTGGTTAGCTGTTAACCCACATACAGGCAAGCGTCGCATAGATGAGGCTTTCCCGCATGAATTACGCAAGCGCACCAATGATCAAGAAATGTTTATTGAGTTTGTTAATGGTTCAACGTGGCAAGTGCTTGGTTCTGATCGATATAATACATTAGTTGGTGCAAGTCCTGCTGGCATTGTATTTTCTGAGTATGCTATTGCTAATCCAAATAGCTGGGATTATTTGCGCCCAATGCTAGCAGAGAATGGCGGCTGGGCGTTTTTTATTTCCACGGTGCGCGGCTATAATCATTTCTGGGGCATGGGTGAATTTGCCCAAAATCATGATGACTGGTATTTTCAGCAAGTTGACGCTGATAGTTCTGGAGTATTTACACCAGAGCGATTAGCTAGTGAATTAGCTGAAATTATTGATCGTTTGGGTGATGATGAGGGATTAGCTAAGTATCGGCAAGAGTATTTCAATGATCCTAATGCTGCAGTACCAGGCGCATACTATGCTAAATTACTTACACGAGCTAAAGAAGAAAACCGCATTTGTAATGTACCATATGAACCAAGTATTCCAGTTACTACTGCATGGGATTTGGGTATCGGAGATAGTACGGCTATATGGTTTGCTCAGTGTGTTGGTAAAGAAGTGCGTATTATTGATTATTACGAAAATAGCGGGGTTGGGTTGGACCACTACATTAAGTTACTCAATAGTAAACCATATGCGTACTATGAAAGCTTGTTACCGCATGACGCTAACGTGTCAGAGCTTGGGACGGGCAAACGTAGGATTGATACATTACGTGAGCTAGGGCTAACTAAAACCCGTGTGTTACCTGCTTTGTCGGTTGATGATGGTATTAATGCGGTGCGTTTATTACTGCCTAAATGCTGGTTCGATAAAGAAAAGACAGCAAAAGGACTTAACTGCTTGATTAACTATCAGCGTGAGTACGATGAAAAGCTGCAAACATTCAAAGATAGACCGCTGCACGATTGGTCAAGTCATGGGTCTGATGCATTCAGATATCTAGCAATGGGCTTAAAACCAGTTCGTGATGCACGACGCCCAGCAATGGCGAATATGGACTATAGTTTATAGTTGCATGCTATCAAAAACTATGATATAATAGTTTCAATTAATAAACATCATTACGTTGGATAACGGAAGGATAAATAATATGTCGTTTTTAGCGCCATCTATACCAAGTCAACCTGCGCCACCTCCGCCACCACCTGCTCAGCCAGATGTTAAGCAAATTCAATCAGATACAATGCGTGATGAAGCACTATATCGCAAACCCAATGGTAAATCAAAAAACCTATTGAGTGGTGCACTTGGTGACACATCAACCCCAACAACTGGCACTAAATCATTGCTAGGTCAGTAACATGGCTAATAACGAACTTGCAACTAAGATAGTTAGACGCCAAAGCGTACTAGAGAGTAACCGCAGCACGTGGGAGAATCACTGGTTTGAGATTGATGAGCTTGTCGCCCCATCGCCTAATTATTTTCATGGTAACAACCCAACTCCAGGACGCAAGAATAACGATAAGATATTTGATGTTACCGCAACTGGAGCTCTTAATCGTTTTATTGCTGCAATGTCATCAACACTTACGCCACGTGTCCAACGCTGGCACACACTATCTAATCCGCAGCTTAAAGACAATCATAATGCACAACTATACTTAGAACAAGTATGTGACATTCTTTTTTCAATTCGTTACAACCCAAAAAGTAATTTTGCTAGTCAAATAGATGAGTGCTACCGTTCGTTAGGTAAGTTTGGCACGGCTTGTTTGTTAGTTGATGATGAGCTAGGTCAAGGCATTAGATATAAAGCAATCCACTTGTCAGAAGTGTTTATATCTGAAAACGCAAGCGGTATTGTTGATACTGTTTATCGCAAATTCAAATATACAGCTAGACAGGCACAGGAAGCATGGGGTGAGGAAAATTTACCAGACAAGATTAATAACTGTGCCAAAGATAACCCAGACGAAGAATTTTGGTTTATTCATGCAGTTTACCCAAACACTGACGAAAAAGATTTACGCAATTTTGCTTATAAATCTTGTTACCTCGCTATGGATGCTAAGCATTTAGTATCTGAGGGTGGTTATCGCACAATGCCTTATATTGTATCGCGTTACATAACTGAGAGCAATGAGGTATATGGGCGCAGTCCAGCAATGGATGTATTACCAGAGATTAAGACACTCAATAGAGCACGCCGTGCAGTAATTCGCCAAACAGAGAAAGTTGTTGACCCAGCAATGCTAGCGACTGATGATGCCGCAATCAACGGTATATCATTACAGGCTGGCGCAATCAATTACGGCGGTGTAGATGAGCAAGGTAGGCAGTTGGTTGTGCCGTTGCAGACTAATGCACGTATTGACATTGGTGTTGATCAAATTAATCAGATGCGTCAAGCCATCAATGAGGCATTCTTGGTTACGCTATTCCAAGTGTTAGTGCAAGATAGACCACAGCAAACGGCCACTGAAGTAGAATATAGACAACAAGAAAAAGGCGAGATGTTAGCCCCAGCTATGGGGCGTCAACAATCTGAGCTATTATCTCCGATGATTGATCGCGAGCTAGATATTCTTTCAATGGCTGGTATTTTACCACCAATGCCACAAGAATTACTACAACTTGGCGGTGAGTTTGAGATTGCATTCGAAGCTCCACTCAATAAGATTATGCGGAGTAATGAAGCAATCGCTATTCTTAACACATTACAAACTGCTGCAGGTATGGCGCAATTTGACCCGTCAATATTACAGATGTTTGACATCGAGGAAGCTATGCGTATTTTAGCTGATATTCGTGGTGTACCCGCTAAGATTATGTACAGTAAAGAAGAGGTTGCAGCAATGAAACAACAGCAAGCACAACAAGCACAGATGCAGCAATTACTACAAGCCGCTCCAGTAGTGGCCAGCTCAGCTAAAGACATGGCACAAGCGCAGCAATATGCTAGTTCTGCAAGTCCTGCACCAAATATGGGAGTTAGTCAATAATGTGGCAAGCGGTCAAAGATAAAGCTGGATTAGTTGTTGAGCGTATATTGCGTCGAAAACTAGCTTATATGGATGTATTCACAACCACAGCTGGTAGATTGGTATTAAAAGACTTAAGCAAATTTTGTAATGCTTTTATTACTAGCGCCAAAGTGAATAACGCCACGGGAAATATAGACCCATTGCAAATGGCTTATGAAGAGGGTAAACGGGCAGTGCTTAACCGCATCAAGTATTATGTAAATCTTGATGATGAGCAAATTTACAAATACTATCAAGAACAAGATTAATAACTTTAGGAGCATTTTAAATGAGTGAAGAAACTCAAAATACAGCACCGATCATCGCACCAGAAACAGCACAACAACCAACCGGTCAGTGGTTTGATGCTATCAAAGACGACGGCATGCGTGGTTATGTTGAAGCCAAGGGATACAAAGGCGTTGAGGATATTATCACTCAGCAACAGAACTACGAGAAGTTAATCAGCGCTGAAAAGGCTGGCAATACTTTGATTATGCCTGGTGCTGATGCAACACCAGAGCAACTATCAGAATTCTATAATAAACTAGGGCGGCCTGCTAAAGCTGAAGAGTACGGGCTTGACAAGATGGAAGGCTCTAATCCTGAATTCTCTGCACAAGTACAAAACTGGATGCATGAATTAGGGTTAAATAAAACTCAAGCCACTGCCTTGGCAGAAAAATACAACGGTTACGCAGCTAGTCAGATGGCTACTATGCAACAACATGCTGATGTTGAGCGTCAAAATGCAGAGCAATCACTTAAACAAGAGTGGGCGCAGAATTATGATCGCAACATTGAGTTATCACGCCGTGCTGCTCGTGCCGCGGGCATTGATGATGCAAAAGCTGGAACATTAGAGCGTGCATTCGCCACTAATCCTGAACTGGTCGCAATGGGTGGCGTTGGATTCTTAGCTAAGATGTTCAATACTTTCGGCAGCGGACTATCTGAACATAGAATTGAGGGCACTGGTGGCAATGCTAGTCCATTTGGTTTATCTCTTGAGGGTGCAAAAGCTGAATTGCAGGGCATTATGGGCGATGCTAGCAAGCGTGAAAAGTATCTTGCTGGTGACGCACAAACTCGTGAAAGAGTATTAACGCTTAACCGAGTGATTGCGGGTAATAAATAATGACGAATCAAGAGTTAAAACTTGAAATATTAAAACTTATTCATAAAAGCAGCGTTGATCCAAAAGAAAACATCGCCTATGCTGATGCATATTTCACTTACCTCTCCGAGAACTCGCAGGCGCTCCATGAGGAAACTTTAAAAAAGTCTGTAACTAAGAAGTGATTTTTTCCTTAAGGAGGTAATATGTCACAATATGATATTAATTTAGCTGTACAGCAATATACGACTAACGTCCAATTGCTGGTACAACAAAAGGGCAGCCGCTTACGCAGCGCCGTTATGAATGGTCAGCATTTCGGTAAACAAGCTGTTGCGGTTGACCAATACGCAGCTGTAAACGCATCTAAGCGCACTGGTCGTTATCAACCGTTAGTTCCCTACGATGTTCAAAATGATCGCCGTTGGGTTAGTCCAGTTGATTATGACTGGAATGATTTAGTTGATAACTTCGACAAACTACGCTTGTTAAATGATCCAATGAGTTCTTACGTGCAGTCAGGGGCTAATGCTCTATTACGTGCAATGGATGATGAGATTATTGCAGCTATGTTTGGCACTGCTAAAACTGGCGAAACTGGTACAACTTCAACATCGTTTTTATCTGGCAATCAAGTAGCTGTGGCATTTGGTGCTGCTGCTGCAACTGGTCTTAATGTTGCTAAACTAATTGAAGCACGCCGTTTATTAATGTCAAATGAAGTTGATATTGATTCAGACCCATTGTTTTGTGTTATTTCAGCACAGCAACATGCTAACTTGTTGAATGAAATTCAAGTTGTTAATACTGACTATAATAGTTCGGCTGTGCTAGTAAATGGTAAAGTAGATTCATTCTTAGGGATTAACTTTATCCACTCTGAACGCTTACCAACTGCTTCAACTTATCGTCGTGTGCCTGTGTTTGCTAAATCAGGTATGCACTTGGGTATCTGGAATGACATCATGACAGATATTAGTCAACGGAAGGATTTAAGCTCTTTACCATGGCAAGTATTGGTGCAAGGGACTTTCGGCGCTACTCGCTTGGAAGAAAAGAAAATCGTTGAATTGCCTTGTGCAGAATAGGATAAAACAAAATGGCTGTTGTAAATACAAAATCAAACGGTATCACTAACGCTGATGCTACTCCAATGGTGCGTAGTGCTCGGGCTTTAGTTGGTGCGCCGTTATTCGCAATGGTAGCTACTGTAGCAGTTGCTTCCGCTGATGAGGATACTAGCGTATATCGTTTTATGCGCTTGCCTAGTAACGCAGTAGTACTTAAAATCGACTTGTTCAATGATGCAATCACTGCAGGAACTGATTATAACATTGGGTTATATCAGACTGCCGCAAACGGTGGTGCTGATGCTGACGAGAATGTTTTCGCTGATGCTGTAGACTTATCTAGTGCTCGCGTTGACCCTCTTGATGTTACGCATGAGATTTTAGATATCAATAAAGCAGAAAAACGCATCTGGGAACTGTTGGGATTATCTGCTGACAGTGGGCGTGAATATGATTTATGCTTAACTGCTGTAACCGTCGGTTCAGCTGCAGGTGATATTACTCTAAAAGTATATTACACCGTATAATTTTACCCTCCCCTGCGATAATATCAACGGGGAATTTTAAGGAAAATAAAATGGCAACAAGGCTTTACAGCGCTGAAGTAGGTACTACATTAGTAGATATTACACAAGCATCAGGAAGTGCCACTACTGCAGGCATGGAATTAACAATTGACTTAGCTAAATTTACTAATAAAAAAGCAGTAATATTAGCACTTGAGCAATTAACAGCATATATAACTAAGAATAATTGGGCTCCAGCTTAAAGTAATTGTCCAAATGTTTGTGCAAATTCTTCTGGTAACTTATTATTTTTTTTGAGATTACAATCAGGGCACAATAATTGAATATTAGATAATTCATTTGTGCCGCCTTTGCTTAGTGGCATAATATGGTCGATATGATAATTATTATTTAATATAGAACATTTACAATATACACATTTATATGATTGCAATTTATATAAATTAAGTACATCTAGTGCAGTGAATGAATAAGATTTCTTAGCCATTCTACGGTTACTATCTATTGTTTTCCGAATTGCCTTTCCTTTTTCTGTTTTATTGTATATTTTTTGCATTTCTTTTTCATGTTCTTTATTTTCTATTCTCCATTGTTTCATGTATTCTTTATGCTCATCTTTATGTGTTAAATAGTATTGCTTAGAATATACATTCATGTATTCTTTGTTTTTTATTCTTTTGTCTGTGTAATATTGGGGATTTTGTTGGTAGTATTTTTTGGATACTTCATTATCATGATTATATTTATTTCGATATAAATTATAACATATACGACAAACAGCTCTGACCCCATATAAACTATTTGCTTTTTTATGAAATTCAGTTAATTCTTTTTCAATGTTGCAGTTGTTACAGATTTTTGTTTGATTCATTTTAGTGTTCTTCTAAAATAGAGTTCATGATAAGATTATGGCAGGATAGTGAACTTCTATCTTTTCGATTGACGGTCTAGCCACGTACATATTATAACATAAATGTGGTATAATATTATAATTTATAAATTATAAAGGACACAAAAATTAGCTCACAGATTGAAATCGCTAATAATGCGTTGACGTTGCTTGGTGCTGCTCGCATCATTTCATTGAGTGATGATGTTAAGACTGCGCGTTCGCTGAGTGCCATGTGGAGTATGACCCTTAATGCAGAATTACGAGCTCACAATTGGCGTTTCGCTATTGCAAGAGCATCGTTACCTGCTTTGGTTGACGCGCCAAATTGGGGGTATAATCTACAATATCAACTACCAAGTGATTTCCTGCGTATGGTGCAGGTTGATGAGTATTTAACCAACGTTAATTCTGGTTGGTATATAAGCAATGATACCTCACCGTTCAGCATTGAGTCAGGAAAAATATTAACTGATATTGCCGCGCCGCTAAAAATTAGATACGTAAGAACAATCAAGGATACCACTGAGTTTGATTCTACGTTTGCGGAATTATTAGCGATTAAACTAGCTATTAGAATCTGCGAGGATATAACCAACTCGAGTACGCAGCGCCAAATGTTGTGGGATGAATATAAAATAGCTATGAAAATGGCGCTTAAATCTAATGCGATTGAAACAGCACCAAGCGCAAATGCTGGTGGTGACTGGGAGTTTGCGAGGTTGTAATGGCTAAAGTATCACTAAACAAAACATCATTCAACGCTGGTGAATTATCCCCGCGGGTAGATGGGCGTGTTGACCTAGCTAAATATGCGTCTGGCTGTAAGCAAGTTCAAAACTTTATCCCATTAGTACAGGGTGCGTTACAACGCCGTCCAGGCACTAGATTTGTTAGCGAAGTCAAGAGCTCAGCAAATAAGACATGGTTAGCTAAATTTGAGTTTAATTTTCAGCAATCATTTATTCTAGAATTTGGCGTTAACTACATCAGATTCTATTTTAATCATGCTCAATTAGCTACTGGCACAGTTACTGCATGGAGTGGGGCTACTACCTATACCGTTGGAGATTTAGCCTCGTCTGGTGGTGTTAATTACTATTGCATAGCCGCGCATACTAATCATATTCCGCCAAATGCGACATATTGGTATCCATTGACCGGAAATATCTATGAGATACCATCTCCGTACACGTCCACAGAATTAACAACCTCGGAAAATGGATTTGGCTTATCTATGGTGCAATCTGGTGATGTAATATATATCTGCCATCGAAATATTGCACCACAGAAACTAAGCCGCATAAGCAATAATAAGTGGTCCTTAGCTGCTGTAGAATTTGCACCACCACCGTTTGAGCTGGTCAATGCGGATAACGCTATTGTTATTAAATGGGATGATGCAGGGCTTGACTTAGAGGCTAGTGCTAGTTTATTTGTTGCTGGCGATGCTAATTCGTGGTTCTATGTTGAACAATCAGCTATTGACGTTAATAAGCCATGGGTTACAGCTACCGCAGTTGGGGCAACTGAATACCGCCGCAATGATGGCAAGAATTACTATACGGTAGCAGGTGGTACCACGGGATATGTACCGCCAATTCACACGGTTGGTAGTAAATTAGATGGTGATCCAGGCGTTACATGGGAGTACCACGACGATACAACAGCCTATTTTAAATTAGGTGCTTATGTCTCAGCAACGGATATGTTAGCAACTGCTAAAGTAACTGTTCCAACTGATATTTTAAAAGCCAATAACGGCACTAAACGATGGGCAAAATCGGCATGGCGTAGTGAAGTTGGCTACCCAACTCATGTAACATTTTTCCGAGAGCGCTTAACTTTTGCACGCGATCAGAAAATATGGTTCTCATGTGCTGGTGATTATGAGAATTTTGCTAGTAATGAATTTGGACAGATACTCGCAGATAGTGCAATTAGTATTGAAGTGCAATCAGATACAGCCAGTCAAATAGTTGGCATTACCCCAATGGCACAAGGCTTGATGGTTAATACTGGCGATGGCGAAGTCTTTGTTAGTGAAGCTAGTATAGGCGAGGCGTTTTCACCAACGAATGTAAAAGTCAGTCAACAAGGTGGATATGGAGCGCGACAAGTTAGACCTGTGCGCGTAGATAATGCGGTGCTGTTTGTGCAACGAGCAGGCAAGAAACTACGAGAAACTAATTACGATTATTCAACCGATAGCTTTATTGCTGCAGATGTAACAATATTAGCTGATCACATTACCAACGGCGGTATAGTTGACATGGCATTTCACCGAGAGCCATACAGTATATTATGGGCGGTTCGTAGTGATGGTATATTGCTAGGATTTACTTATAATAAATTGCAAGATGTATCAGGATGGCATAGGCATATTATTGGCGGTAGTTTTGGCGGTGGGAATTCGGTTGTTGAATCTGTACAGGTTATACCACGCTATGATGGAACTCGTGATGATGTTTGGTTAATCGTTAAGCGTACAATCAATGGTGCAACTAAGCGCTATATTGAGTACATGGAAAAAGACTATGAGGATGGTGATTTACAAAACACTTGCTATTATGTGGATTGTGGTGCAACTTATAATGGTGCAGCTACAACAACAATCACGGGCTTAACATGGCTTGAGGGGCAAACTGTACAAGTCCTAGCAGATGGCGCTAATCACCCTGATTGTGTCGTCGCTAGTGGAGCTATCACATTGCAGTTAGCTAGTAGCGTGGTGCAAATTGGATTAAGAAATACCCCACTTATGCAAACAATGAGACCTGAGGGTGGTAGTCAGAATGGTACAAGCCAAGGCAAGCTCAAGCGCATTAGCGTGGTTGTAATTAGACTACTAAACAGTTTAGGCGTTAAAGCTGGTATTAATTCAGGTAATTATCCGTGGCAGTTATTAGATATCAATAATCGCAGACCGATTACACCGATGGATACGCCTAATACTCTATTTACTGGTGATAGTTCAATAGATATAGACGGTGGGGTAGAATCTGATGCAACAATAAGCGTAACTAGTGATCAAGCTTACCCAATTACATTGATTAGTATTATGCCAGACATTAATACACATGATAGATAGCGGGAGAATAATATGCGTCTTGTTAGTTTTAATCCAGCCCACATTAAACAAATATCATTACAAGCACATCAAGCAAGCACTGAAATTTACAATCATGATTATAGCGGTTTAGTTAATGACGCTTGGACACTATTAGATGGTGATGAAACTCCTGTGTTCATCGGTGGATTTTATCAAATCTGGAATAATCGGCAAGTGTGTTGGTGCTTACTAAGCTCTAATTCTGGCAGACACTTTACTAGAATTATTCGTGCAGTACAAAAAGAGTTTGCGCATAGAGTTGGGCGGGTTGAATGCTATGTTGATCCAACTTTTACGCAAGGGCATAGATTTGCTAAGCTCTTGGGGTTTACTTGTGAAGCTGAATATATGACAGGGTTTCACGCTAATGGTCAACCAGCCGCATTATATGCGATGGTTAATTAATATTTTAGGGAGCTTACCATGGCTGATCCAATTTCATTATCATTAATAGCCGTCGGTACAGCAATGTCTGGCATAAGCGCTATATCATCAGGTTATTCACAGGCCTCAAACTATCAAGCACAGGCTAATGCACAAAATTATAATGCAGCAGTACAGAAGCAACAAGCACAATTAGCAATGGCTCAGAGTGTAGAACAATCTAACGCGCAACATCGTAAAGCAGCGCAGCAACTTGGTGAGCAACGAGCCGCAACGGCGCAAAGCAATATTGGTTTCGGTGGAACGGGTGGGGATTTACTTGAGCAGTCAGCTAACTATGCAGAGCTTGATCGTCAAAATATTTTATACAATGGTTTGTTAACTGGCATGGGCTTGAATGCACAAGCAGAACAATCTACTTATGCGGCTAATGTTGCTAGTTCGCAAATCGGCTCAAGTATCACTGGCGGCTATATGTCTGGCGCTGGTAGCTTAATCGGTGGAGTTGGTAACTACATGGGAACCAGTCGCAGCATAGACAGACAGCAAAGATTAGATAAAATAATGGGGGTAATGTAATGCTAAAAATTCAGCCATACGGGCAAACGGTAACAGTTAATAATCTTGGTAACGTCGCTGCAGCACCTAGCGTACAAGTTAGTAACCCAATCGGGCAGGGTCTTGGACAAATCGGGCAAGCAGTTACTCAAGTGGGTGGACAAGCTGCACAAGACACAACTAGCGAAATGCAACTAAACCGTGAAGCGTTTAAAATCCAAGAGCAACAAGCCAACGAAGCGGCTAAGTTATCAGCAGTAAAATCCACTAGTGATTTAGAGTTGCAGTTTATGCAGTCAATGCCTGAGCGGATGAACTCAGCGCAGGGCGCAGCAACTGGGTTTACTAAGCAGTTACTCTCAGATTACGAGACGCAATTTCAGCAAATCAAGGAAACTAACAATAATCCAGAAGCTCAGAAGTTCTTAGACTACCAATACTTGCAACAACGTGAATCATTAGCACGCCAAGGGATTGCATTCGAGCAACAGCGCTTTGTTGGGTTTAAAATTGATCAAGTATCAGGTACAATTAATAATAGTGCAAACGTGTTATTAATTGACCCAAATAGATACATCGCTGAGAAAGCTAAAACATATGCAACAATTCAAGCCAGCGGATTAGATGAGCCAACCCAGCGCAAATTAAAAGAGCAAGCGGATACACAATATCGTAACTCAGCCGCTAATAGCATGTTAGACAATAACCCAGTAGCTTTTGCTAATATGATTAATCCGACTATTGGTAAGTTACCAGATGGCAGCATTCAATCAAAAGTGGCAACTATTGCACAGCAAGGCGGTATCTCAGCACTGTATGCACTATCGGTAACGGGTATAGAATCTGGGTTTAATACTAAATCAAAGAGTAAAACATCATCAGCAAGTGGATTGGTGCAAATGACTAAATCAACTCGTGAGCAATTGGGATTACCCGATAATGCAACACCAGAACAACAAATACAGGCGTTTACCCAACTTACTAGCAATAACAGAATCCAGCTACAAAGTAATTTAGGCAGAGAGCCATCCGATCAAGAGCTGTATTTGGCTCATCATTTCGGTGCAAGTGGTGCAACTAACTTGCTTAATGCTAATCCAAACACTAAAATTAGTGATGTTGTTAGTAAAGACGTAATGGCGGCCAATAGTTATTTAAAGGGTAAAACGGTTCAGCAAGTTATTGACACTAATTATAAAAAGTTCACCACAGAATCTAAAAAGTATTTAGATAAAGAACAGCAAGCAATTGGTGCGCATCCTGTTATTGAAGATATGACAGCACAAGAGCGCATACAGTGGAATAGTAAAGCACAGCAAGTTATACAATCGCGACAAAGTCAAATGTTTAATCAATACGAACAAATGGCAAAAGACCAAATCGCGATGGCTCAAGACGGCAAAGTGCCGCAGCAATTAATGCAACCAGAGCAATTTAAATCACCCGAGCAATATGCTACTTATCTTAAAACTATGAAGATGGGTGCAGATATTCACGCCGTTAACAATATGACACCAGCACAAGAAGCGCAACTTGTTAATACCTACACACCGCGTCAAGAGATAGGCTATGCAGGGGACGCAAATAGACAAGCTGAGTTAGTAAAAGCGATTCAAGCTAAACGGGCAGCAATTCAAAAAGACTCCGTGGCGTGGGCTGCTAACAATGATAGTGAGGTGCAAAAATATGCAGGTATATTACAAACTGCAAACACTCCAGAGAATTTGCTTAAATATAATCAAGCATTAATTGCAGCGCAACAAAAACAAGGTGTGCAGTACCCGCAATTACTTAGACAAGATCAAGAAAATAGTATTATTACCAACCTACAAAATTCTAAAGGGATGGCTAAAGTTGATGCAGTTAAGCAATTAGCAAGTCAATACGGCAAAGACTTTTCGTTGGTGGCTGGTCAACTACAAAAGAATAAAGCATTACCGGCTGGGTTAACTAGTATCATGAGCGCACCCACGCAATATGCTAGAGAGCAAGCTGCTATTATGTCAGATGTTGATATTAAACAACTGCAAGATAGTTTACCCAATAAAAATGCAAAAGATATTGATACCCAAGTTGCAAAACGAATGACAGATTTTTATGCTTCATTCCCAGCGGCTCAATTAAGTAGCACAACAATTGGAGATTTGCGGGATACTATCACCAAGATAGCATATAGCAATGTTCGCAATGGCGTAAGTGTTAAGCAAGCAACACAAAACGCAGTTGACATGTTTGTTGGAAAAGATAAGTATAATTTCATTCAAAATAACAATGATGTAACTGTGCGAGTACCTAAAGCTATGGATGCAAATTTAGTGCAAAATGGGATGCAACAAGTTATCCAAAGTTTATCAATTGATAATGTTGGAATTGGTAATGCTAAACCATTAATCGACCCGTGGAATATGGAACCAACAGAAAAGGGATATTTAAATCAAATCAAAAGCAACGCTTACTGGGTAACTAATGGTGATGAGACAGGGGCTAATCTATTCTTCAAAGGTCATGATAATAGAGAGTATCCAGTTTTAGATAAGTCTGGCAAGATAGTAACTAAGTCATTTAATGACTTAATAATTCAATCTAATCAACAACAAGTAGCCGAGTTACAATCTAAAGCCAAAGATATTAAGCAAAACATGGATTACATGCAAGGAGTTATGCGCTAATGGATAATCTTAATCTACCAATTACATACACCACCCCAGATAATTTGCCAACAGTTGGCGCTCCAGAAAAGGAAGTACAGCAGCCTAGCTTTATGGAGTCAATGCGTGCTACAGCATATGGTGCTATTCGCGAGGGCACAACTGGCACAGTCAGTGATTTTATTGAGACTAGAATCACGCAACCATATATCACTGACAGTGATAGACCTAAATTGCCTCAGGATCAAGTTAACCAATTATGGAAAGACGCAGGCATTGTTGATCAACCGCCAACAGCGGATAAGTATCCCGATGTAGGTATTTATTATTTGCTAGACAAAGCTAAACGCCGTACTGCAATGAACCAGATTAATGACGCAACGGAGCCTGGGGTTGGTTCAGTTGCACGTGGAGCTGCGACGCTTGGGTTATCTATGCTGGACCCATTAAATGTTGCGGCTGGATTATTTCCAGTTTCAGCCATGGCGCGCGGTATTGGCTTAGCTAAAGTGGCTGCGAGCATGGAGGCTTTACAAGTTGCTGGAAGTAGTAGCGCAACAGTCCTTGGGCGTGTTGGCGCTCGGGCTGCGTATGGCGCCATTGAGGGGTTGGCTGGTAACTTGCCACTTGAAGCAATCACCGCTCCAATGCGTAACGAAATGGGCGAAGATTATACGGCCGCACAATCACTTGCTAATCTTGCTTTAGGTTCGGCAGTTGGTGGTGGTATTCATGTAGTTATAGGTGGATTAAAACCTAGAGTTGATATTGCTGATCGTGTTGAAGCGCCTATTATAGAGCAACCTAAAGTAGCGACTCAAGTAGATATTAAACAATTCAAGACAGCCAAACAAGGCGCTGATACTCAGGTTAAATTTGGTGATACTTACGAGCCTGCACAATATATGATTATTGATGCTAGTGAGCTAGGCGCGACTATGAAAAAATCAGCCAACCAATATCGAGATAGAACCGGCGCAGCTAGTCAGGCGCAGATTACAGAAATAGCTAACAAATTAGATCCTAATCTACTAATGGATAGCCCTACCGCGGACAGCGGCGCGCCTACAATGGCAGCTAATGGAGCGGTAATTGCAGGCAATGGACGCATGGCAGCAATTAAATTGGCTTATGAAACTCAAAATGGAAATGGATATAAGCAAGCAATAGCACAAAAAGCACAGCAACTAGGTATTACTGATGATATTAGCGGAATGAAACAGCCTATTTTAGTGCGAAAATTAACAAGTGATAAGGTAGATGTTGAACGCTTGGCGGTTATGTCCAATGAAACAGGCGCTATGAGGATGTCCGCGCTTGAGCAATCTAAAGTTGATAGTAATAGGCTTGGCTCGCTGGATAATATTAACACATATCCCAGTGGTGAAATTAACTATAATGGAAGCTTAGAAAACATTAAATCATGGGTTGGTCAGTATCCGAAAGAGATGAGAGCAGCATTATTAGCTAAAGATGGAACTTTATCACTAGAGGGGCAGCAACGTTATAAAAATGCAATATTGCATAAAGCATATGGCGACACTTCTTTGTTAGCTAAACTAATAGAGACAGGCGATAGTGATATTAGATCAGTTGCTAACGCAGCAGTTAAATTAGCCCCACGTATTGCATCCATTAATGACAAAATAAAATTTGGTGTATTGCATAATCTAAATATTGATGATGATTTACAGGCCGCTATAACTAAATATAGTGAGATTAAACAACGAGGTGGCACAGTCAACGGTTACCTACAACAGCAATCAATGCTAGATGATGAGTTATCACCTAGTGCTATGCAGTTACTATCGTTTATTGATAATAATAAGCGTAGTAGTCGGGCAATAGCGGAGGGGATTAGTAACTATTATGATAATTTAGAAGCGGCAGGAGACCCACGCCAGCAATCAATGCTAGATAGTGTTAATCCGAGTCGTGAACAGTTATTAGCTAAGTCTTTAGATATAACATACAGCGCAGCAGAGTTAACAGAGATAGTAACACCACAGACACGTGAGAATGCGGTCACAATGTCAGTTACTCAACTCGAAGATAATTACAGCCCGACGGTAGATACTATCATTAATAGTGATCCTACGATTGGTAAAGCTAATTTTGCAGATGTAAAAACAGAAGTAAAGAACTCACTAAATTTAGAGAATAGCTATGTTACTCGCGATATTCCAGAGCTAAAACCAATTGAAAAACCGTTACTATTTGATGGTGAAGTTGATTATGCTACACATAATATTGAATTGCAAGCCAAGATAAAAGAGATTGAGGATTTATCACAGGATGGGTTGTATAGCAAAAATATAGAACAACCAATACCCGAGCAAGTTATCCCAGATCAACCAGTAGTTGAAGTTCAATTATTAAGCAAATCGCAAGAATTAACAAACTCACTGCAAGATAGTTTTGGTGCTGATTCCACTAAATTATTAGAATCTGGCAAGGTCAAAATTGTAGAATCAGTTAAAGATTTACCAGGCACGCACCCTAATAACGTTCAAGCAATGTATAAAGATGGACAGGTTTATCTAGTTGCCAAAAATATCGACCCAATGAAAGTTAAAGGCGTGGTATTGCATGAGGTTGGAGTGCATGCAAACATGCGCGATATGCTTGGAGCAGAGGGATTTGATAACTTAATTAATCAAATGAATCGCCACCTTGATATTGATAATCCTAGATTAGCTGAGGTTATCGATGCTGCAATTCCTGATGATACCCCGTTGCAGTTTAGAGGTGAAGAGCGATTAGCTTATCTAGTTGAAAATATGCCAGAGTATGGCTTTGTTAAGTCGTTAATTTCTAAAGTAAAAGCGTGGATCTATAAAACATTCCCAAGTTTACAGCAAAAATTAAACTTATCAGATAGCGATATTAATGAGCTTGCATTATCTAGCCTGCGTAATTATGCTAGTAAGCAAGAGCGATCAAATGCTGCAATCCCGTTATATTCACAATCCGATGAAGTAGCACAAACTGTTAGTGATGAAATAGACGCAACTGATAAAGTTTTAACACAAACAAATAAAGCACGTGAGATAGTTAGCACGCTAGATATCGCCGACAATCTGGATAATAGAAACGATTTTGTTGAGTATTTAAATAGCAACGGAATATCGAAAGACATAGCGGATAGCCTATATAGCGATGTCCGACAAGCTTATCAGCGCGCATTAAATACATTACAACCTAATCCAGAGCAATATGCAACTAAATATGCGCTGGATAAGCTAGAAAATGGGTTATACGCGCATAAAGTTTCTTTAGTGCATGATAAAGCATTGAAAACCAAAATACAAAGTCACCTAGAGAAAAACTTTGCGACAAGTCCATATGCGGCTGGACGTAGTTTAACAATCGGGACTACTGAGCATAAAGCTGGTGCACGCGCTTACAATGCTGCGGATGGTGTACGTAATGCCAAACGTATTTATACTGGTCAACTAGATGTAGGATTATCTAAAATTGAAGCAGATAAACTATTTTATTCTGGTGCGCTTAATGACGATTTACAGCGTGCAATGTGGGCGCTGGAGGATAAAGCAGATGTATCTAAGTTAGCACCTGAAGCGGTTAATGTTGCCAAGTTAGTAATGAATATTTACGATAATCAAATGGCAGCAATGAATAATAACGGATTTGTGCAATCTAAAGTAGCGCATTATTTATCTAATCAACAATCACTACATAATCAAACTAAGATACTTGCGGCAGGGTATGATAATTGGAAGCAAGCAGTTATGCAACAACTTGATGTTAACAAAACGCTTGAAGCAATGAATGCTACCGCTTTGACTGATGATATATTAAAGGGTGTATATCAAGGTTTATCAACTGGTGAACATATCGGAGTTGGCGGCAAAGATGGTAACATGGGCGCGTTTAATCCGCTTAAAAAGATTGGACAAAAACCACGTAAATTAATATTTAAAGACGCGGATAGTGTAATAGCATACCGCAAGCAATTTGGCGATCTAGATTTTCATAGCTCAATAATTGGAACCATTGAATCTACATCTAAGAAAATTGGATTATTGCAAACGCTTGGTGTTAACTATGAACGCAATATTAAAGAGATTATGGCTGGTTACATGCAAAATACAATGACCCCTGAGCAGCGTGGTAAATTTAGAAAATTTGTTGATAATAACGTGATGGCGATGCTTAAAACAGTTGATGGGCGTAATGACGTTCCATTTTCTGAGGGCTGGGCTAGGTTTACTAGTAATGCTCTTGCTATTCAGTCAATGGCTAAACTTGGTGGGGCTACATTGTCATCCGTATCGGATTTAGCCAACGTTTCAGGACATTTAAATCGTCTTGGATTTAAAAGCACTACTTATAATCTATTGGATCAAGGTGTGACAATGTTTACTAAATTTAGTCCAGAGCGTAAACAAATGCTAGGGTCAATGGGTATATTTGGTGATAGTATATTACAGAACGCATACCGCGATGGATACTCAGACATAAACACTGGTCAAGCAATCTCTAAACATGTTAATCGATTTTTTAAATGGACAGGTTTAAATGCTTGGACAGATAGCTCAAGACTTGGAGCCGCTGATTCTTTAATGAACTACATGAGCGGGTTTACAAGCAAAGAGCACGCAGCATTGCCAGATAGTTTACGTAATGAGCTAAAGCTGTTTGATATTAATGAACAAGAATGGAACTTACTCCGCCAAACTAAGCAAATGCAAGTTGACGGGAATAGCTATTTACATCCACAAGAGGTTGATAATATTAGCGATAAAATATCCGCTATTTTTGCGGAACAAGGTTTATCAGATAATAAATTATAAACTGCCACAGCTAGATACTCAGAGCAATTAAAAAATAAATTAACTAATTTTTATCACGATGGATTAGCACATATGGTGATAGAGCCTGATTCAGCAACTAAATACTATCAAACATGGGGTGGATTACAGCCCGGAAGTGCTGGTGGTGTGATTGCTAGATTTGCAATGCAGTTTAAATCATTTAGTATTGGGTTTATGCGCCGTATTTTACTCGATGTAGTAATGGATGAAACGAAAGGAATAGGTGAAAGGTCATGGAATTTAGGCAAACATATTGCAGCTACAACAATTGCTGGTTATGTAGCTGGAGCACTTAAAGATGTGTTCAAAGGTAGGGAACCACGCAAGCTATTTGATGACGATGGATTCAACCCTAAGGTTGTAACCGCAGCATTATTACAAGGTGGCGGTGCTGGTATCTTTGGCGATTTTATCTTTGGTGAATATAATCGTTTTGGCGGTGGACTTGCTGGGACTTTAGCTGGTCCCGCAGTTGGTACAGTTGGTGATTTGGCAAGTATCTACTCATCTGTATTATATGGTTCACTTGATGGTAACCCTCCAGATATTAGAGCAAAGTCCTTGAATTTTGTGTTAAACAATTCGCCATATATCAATGCTTTTTATGCACGTGCTGCGATTAATTATGCGTTTGCCTATGGGTTGCAGGAATATATGAATCCTGGATATTTGCGGCGCTTAGAGCGAAATGTAGAACGGAATAATAACCAAGAGTTTTGGGCACCGCCTAGTCAATATGCGGTATGCGTTCTGTAATATACTATCACCAAATATACCCATTGACCCTAGCATTTGTTTACGCTCTGGACTAAATTTAGTAAACATTGTCACACCTTGATCCA